AATAAAATCCTCTAATGTAGCTGAATGCACTACATGGTCATCATGCGGCATATCATTGCCTTGAAGTATAACTCTAGTTCCTCTAGGAATGTTATTAAACCAATCCATAGAGTCAAAATGCTCAGTGCTGGTGTTAATTATTAGATCCGGGTTTCCAGGCAATGCTATATTACAATCTTTTGTATATGCTTTAAACTTCCATTCCTTAATAACCCAATTTTCATTTATCATATCAGCGACCGGTTCACACATGGGATCTAAGTCATAGCTTTCAATACGATCAACCATAAACTTTTCTCTACTTAATAGTAAGAATCCAGTTATACCGTACCAGCCAGCGTATATATGTGTTAGTTTACTATCCCAGCCTAAATTCTCAAGCTCACGGCATAGCCATAACTTACTATCCACTTGTCCGTTTGAAAATGCGTCTTTGTTTATCATAGATTTGTTAAATTTTTGAGTATAAGATTAATATAATCTAAATAACCTTGATTAACATAATCTAAGTATTGTTCGGTAGAAGTTATTTTTTTAATTATGTTAGTTTTAAATTTATCCATTGTAAAATGTTCTATAGATTTTGTATTGATAGTTTCGTATACTAACTCAGCCAATATTTTTAAATTAGGAACAGTTAAGTGATTGGCTCTAGGATCAAATTTAGTAAATTCTACAAAGTCTCGGTACTCGTACCCTCCGATAATTTCTCTTGATGTAATGTCGGTGAACAATACGGGAGGAATTAAAAAATTACTAGGATGAACAATATTAGGAATATGGTGATCCCAATTTATATGTCTTATCATTATAAACGTAGCATTTGGTTTTGACCTTGCTACATTGCTTATTAGATGCACATAACTTTCAAAGTTCATGGAAATTACTGCGTGAGATGCATTAACCATCCACCATTCTATATGTTCTTTACTCTTATAGTACCAGCTATTGTCAATATGTGGTCTTGTGTCAGGGCCGTGGCAATACCCCCCGGCTGTTTCTGGATGATTTGAAATTTGAAAATCAAAATGTAATCTTCCTTTAGTACTAGGTATATAAATGACAATATCATCATCACCGATAATATTATGTTGGGCATCATTGACAAATTGCAGGGCAGCATATTCGGTACTTCCTCCCCCAACAGCTTTATTGACTAGTGGTATTTGTAATTTTTCTTTGAGCATGACTGTCCATGACTGTATACTCGGGTCACTATAGCTGGAACCAAAACTATCTCCGTATATTCTTAATGTTTTCATTGTCTATACTTCGCCGTATATTCTACCCAATCACCTAATTGAGTACTGCCATTCGTGATAGCTGAGGGATATGCTGAAAAAATCGCATCTAAAAAGTCATTGTATTTTTTGGTTATTTCTTCTAGTGTAAAATTTATTATGGTATAGTCAGTGGCAAATATGTTACTGTAAAAAAAGAACGGAGTGTCTCCTACAGTCTTAGTCAACAAACTTTTAACTTCGTCAAGTTCAAATAAATTACATTTTACATACTCAACATCACATGTCTTAAATCTATTCCATAGTTCCTTAAACTGTTCTTCACTACCGAAGTCTGAAAACAACAATCTTTGATTTTCTTCAACGCTACCATTGATGTATTTGTAGTATTGCTTAAAGTCATCTGACTGTTTTTCTAGATACGCTGGAAAATCATTGCCATCCCAAGTTTCTTTAAGTTGTTTGATCCAATCAAGTGATTTCTCATGAAAGTCATAAAACACAAATTTCACATTATCATTTCCATTTAATATATCAAGATACTTAAATCCCGATGCTGTGCCAAAGTAAGTATCACACTTTTTATTACCATGAAAGTAATAGCGTTCACTATTATATACCCAAATAGTAGGAGCAAGTTTGAATGTTTTTATCCATTTTTTTTGATTAGAGTTTGACACTAACTTTGTATTTCGTTTTATAAATGCGTCATATAGATTATCTGTATCTGATTCAGGATATATAAACAATCTACATTTACGCATTTCATCAGTAAAGTTGTCTATCTTGACACCATTGGCAAACGCAGCTTTAAGAAATCCATATCCTTGGCTAGTTCTGGTGCCTACTGTTGTTCCTTCAGCACCTTTCATCCAATATGGTGTATAGCGATCATGAAAGTTTTCTTCTGAGCGTATATAGTTAGGAAGTTCTTCTGTTACTGTGTCCCACCCGCCAAATTTAGGAGATCCTATTTCTTTCCATTTGTTGATATTAACAAACATCATTTGATGATGTATTTCAACCCACCCGGTGCCTTTCTCACTTTGCCAATCTAATGTAAATGCCAATGTAAAAAAATCTGGATTGTCTATGCTATACTTTTCAATTTGTTCTAGTAGTATATTGCTTTTAATTAGGTTGCCAACTGATTGAATGAATATTAAATCAAAATCCAAACTATCATTCATTGCGTCATCAATGGTGTTATAAAACATAACTTTACCTTCAACAATAGGAGTTATCATTCTTGAGGTTAGTGAAAAAGTTAAGTCACGAACTTTGTTAAACAGTTCAGTATGCTTTTCAGCAACCTTTGCTTCATCAACAACAGCAAATTTTACTTTCTTACCTTCAAAAAATCGTCTTGTATATACTACATTCATAAACTGTAAAACCCTTTATCGTAATTGCCATGTACAATCACATGGTATCTAACTTCATTGCTGTTATTAATAACAATATGTTCTGTTCCAACATCTAACACTAATCCAGTGCCAGGCTCAAACGGTACTATACCTTTATTTTTAAAAACAAAATGACATCCCTCTGGATTATTGATAGCAATATTTAATGGACTAAATGCTCTTTCAAATTTATTATCACTATGCGGCATAATATATCCACCTGGCGCAAGTCGCATAATACGTACACGATCAAATTCTGTAAATGGTAAACTACTTAAAAATTTGTATAAGTTAGGTACACGCTCACACGCATCGGTCCAATGATATCCAGCGTCTGTTGCACTGGTAAACCCATACTTAGTATAATGTTCTGTCTTGTGTTTGTCAATACCATGTAGCGTTAGACTTTGCCAACCTTCATGTCCATAGCCTTTTTTCTTGTCTTGTCCACGATGATTGAAATATAAATCATCCACTGACTGGCACTCTGTTAATAATAGCGCAGTATCAAAGTCAAATTTGATAGGGTAATACGTACATTCTGGATCATCATGTGATTCTTGAAAGTTAGTGTATGTTGGATTTGAGAAGTCTTTGTTTTGGTTGTAAAATGCGAGTAATTCTTCAGGGTAATTCACGTTTTATCTCCCAGAATTTTTTTGATACTGGGGAAAGTTTATCCATATCAAAAAACTCAACAATTTCTGGAAAAGTTTCTTTCCAATTTAATTTTCTATGTCTATCATGAAATTGTGCATAGTTAATCATATGCAAGCATTTTTGTAAATCAAATTCTCCTATTATTTTAACAATTCTACTGTCTGCGCCGTACTTAGATTTGACGACATTCTGTAGCTTTGGCGGAATGCAAGTCATATCTATATGATCACCTACTACTGGTTGAGGATTACTGAACCAGCTTGTTAGTTTTGTACTATTAGAATTATATTTTTTTGAAAATTGTGTTGCCCATTCAGAATATTTGTCTATATACCATATGTTAAATGGCGTTGCTGTAAAACTAGTATTCAGCGTAATATTTTTATAGTTTGCGTTAATATATTTTATCAAATTATTTTCAACTTGATGCCACTGTAACGGCCATCTTAGATAGTTAAATTGTTCTCCTACTCCATCTATACTAATTCCTATGTGAACATTTTTAAAATTTTTCCATAGTGCCCATGTTTCGGCACATGGAAATACACTGCCATTTGTTGTATACACAAGATTGACATTCTCAGGATAATTTATCAACCGCAACATTTTCAGTTGTGTATCACTATTAAATGGTTCTCCGCCAAAAAAATGAACTTGCTTTGTTTTATCAAAGTCAATTATATTATTAACAGCATTAATTCTTTCTTCGATAGTAGTTTTCCAACGATACGATGGCATTTTACTCTTAAGAGTTTTTGTTTCGTACTGTTGCCAAGTAGTGCTATTCCAAGTTCCGCACATTAGGCATGCGGCATTGCAATCATCATCTAATTGTAATTCAACTTTAATAGCATCTCCTAATACATCATCGTTATTGAATATTCCTTCTCGTTCTGCAGCATTTCTTGGAGATTTTGTACCTGCTAACTCTAAATCATGGCAGTAACTGCATTCTGGTATCCAATCATCTACTTGTCTTATAGTTTTTAGTTTTCCAGTAATATCTGAATCAAGAATATTAATTTGAGTTTCAGGAGTGTGTTTAATCCAACAGCATGGTTTTACATTGTCATAAGTAAAGTGATAAGTATTGGATAAAAATTTACAAAACATTACCAATCCTTTTATTGATAGAAACATCAGTGTCACAATGGCATAAATTTACAGTACATTTGATAGGCTGTGTTGCCCATGTTATGCTCTCTGGATCATTGATTGAGCCCAATGGACCTCCAACACAGCAATTGCCAGCAAATACTGTTCCATTGTAGTCAATATACAATGATTTTAACCCGATTTCACAGTCATAATCTTTAAAGTGTGTCAACCCACTGTTTATTAAATCAGTGGTGTTAGCATTTTCTACACTCGTGCCATCCTGAAAGAAATACTTAGCACCTAAACCTAATCCAGGAACATCTTTACGATTCAAATGCAGCATCTTATCTTTGTTAGACGGTCTGTTTTGCTCAAACCATATTTGTTGTGGAATATTATACACATGAGCACTTGTATCCATGCCTCTTTTATCTTGAATCATCACTGGTTCTGTTGTAAATTTATCTATTTTAGATAACTTATCGTATGCTGCCACACATTGATCCCATTGTCCAGGCAGCATTAATATACGAACATTAGTTGGTATTAGATCCGCAACAGCTAGTGTTTTTTCTAAGAAGTTTATATCAACAAATTGCGAATGCCATGATATTGATGCGTAATTTAAATATGCTGCCAATTCTTTCCAGTATCTCACAGGTTTTGCTAGATTAGTTGTTACACCAATAGTATGTCCACGCTCGTAAAATAGTTTACAAATTTCAGGAAAGAATGGACTAACACTTGGTTCACCGCCACTAACACTACAATGTATTCTAGGATATTTTTCAAACAACATTTCGAAAAATCTGAGTGCATTTGCCCATTCGTAATTATGATTTTTTCCCATGTGTAAGTTTGTAGCACAGTATGAGCAATGGTTTGTGCATATATTATTAATGATCCATGTTAGATTCAGCGGAGCATTACTTGGTTGCTCTATTCTAATTATTTTGTTCATTCAATCCACTTGTTTATATTTACATCACTGGAACAACTACATATGTCAATGTTGCATTTAATATTATCAGTTGGCCACATAATTTTTTCAGGTTTGTTAATGTTACCAATCTTGCCTCCAACTAAGCAATTACCTAGATATATTATTCCATTGGGTCGTACAAATAATGATTTTAATCCAATCTCACATTTGTATCCATTGAAGTTAGTAAATCCACGATTAACCCAATCGCTAGCGTTAGCATCATGTACTACAGTTCCATCATCAAAGTGATAGTTTGCCATTATATTCGCCGGCATAATTGGCATAAGATGTCTTAAGCTACGTTCTTTTTGATTCCCATGATTATCATTAAACCATGCTAACTGTTCTTCTGTATATACGGAAGCATTAGGGTCAGTATCGTTATATGGTATAATTTTTACTGGTTCGGTAATAAATTCCCAACGTGCAGATGCTTCATTGAACATAGCTATGCTTTCTTCCCACTTACTTGGCAACATCATTACACGAACTGTGACTAAAATTTGTCTAGCTGCCGCCACCACTTTTTCTAAAAAGTTTTTATCAGGAAATTCAGGATGCCATGAGAAACTAATATAATCCAAGTAAGGCGCAATGTCTCGCCAATAGCTAGCTGGTTTAGCTGCATTTGATGTTAGACCTATAGTATGCCCTGCTTCGTAAAACAATTTACAGATATCTGGAAAGAATGGACTTAGACTGGGCTCTCCACCACTAACACTACAATGAATCCTTGGGTATCTTTCAAACAGCATTTTAAAAAAACGTTGAGCGTTCTCCCACTCATAATAGTGATTTTTACCTTCATGTAAGTTTGGAGGGCAATAGCTGCAATGGTTAGTGCATATATTATTAATCATCCATGTAAGATGCATGGGTGCGGTATCGGGTTGTTGTATTCTAATTATTTTGTTCATTGTTGTGTAAATTAATTTATGAATGCAAAATACAGTAGTATTCTGATTGACTGATAAAACTATTTAGCTATGCTATTTTATTAAAAATAATTTATTTCTAATAAATAGTGATATGATTACTTCTCTGCCTAGTATTGCCATTCTAATAGATTGTTGGAAAAGTCCCAAACCAGGGGTCACGACTGACAAATGTTTTAACGACATTACACGTTTCATAGATGCCACGGAGTCTATTACAACTGTAATATTGGCTACGTATAGCTGTAAAACAGAACGAGACGCTGATTCTATTTGGTCTGATAATGCCAGATTGCTGTTTAACAATACAAAAAGAAAAAAAATTATTGATTTAAAATGGGCTTTTGATACGTTATATACCCACCATAATGATTTTAAATTACAGCAGACAGATCCTATTATATGGAATTATAGAAACCCAACAAAATATCAAATATCTATGCATTGGTTGTGGCAGTTAGAATACTATTTGTCATTACATCCTGAGATAAAAAATATATATTTTTTTGGTGCTGCGTGGGAAGACTGTGTGCGATACCGTTCTTTGGGATATGAATCTATATCAAACGAAATTCCCAATCTTAATATATTGACCAATAGTAAATGTCTTATATCTAAATTTAATATTGATTCTATTAATATGGAAAATGAGCCTGATTGGAAGTCGCTTGGTAATGACATATATCATTACCAGCCTATATCACACAGTATCTAGTATCTGTATATTAACTATTTTATTAAACTTACTCCATACATTAATATTCCATTCCTTGGCGTCTTTGTGAGAGTATGTAGCAGGCACCGTAATTGATTCACCATTGCCAATTTTATAATCTGATATTCTAGCCACTGGTATATAACCCAATGCTAACTCAGATAGTTTCATATTGGGATTTTGTATTTCTGATAGTTTATTTTTCATCCACCAGTTATAGAACTTTACTCTGTTGACATAGGTAAGTGATGGACGACCAAAGTGCATGTAGAACTCAGCCGCAAACCTTGCTTGTGGCCGAACAGCATGTCGTCTCACGACATCAATATCATTTTCATTTAGTACACTTGACCAATGTTTACCTAATGTGTTGTATCCTAGATACATCCAGCCCCATTGTAAATCTGAACCAAACAAAAAGAAATCTTCTGGTTTAAGATCCTGATGTATACCTGCTGGCAAGTAATCAACTAAACAAGTACATAGACCTTGATCAGGAGTTTCCCAATTTCTAAAGATAGCTTCAAAGTTATGTATCTGCTCGTTCAACCTTAAAAATCTATCATGCAGCTCAAAGTTTTGCCGTTTACCTGGCCATATTGCGTTTGCTAACTCAGGCTTATTATCAGGATTATTAAAATATTTTGTATCCAATAATTCCTGTAGTCTGTCACCGTATACTTCAAATTCTTCATGTAAATCGTTGAGTACATCTTGATTAGTGTGTAAGTGTTCCAGTGATATAATGTCATCTAACACAACATCATACATAGAGTTAATTTTTAATATGTTGTCCCTAAACTCAGCAAAGTTTTCCTTACGATCTTCTGTACTTAAGATTCTTCTATAGTTGGCTTGTATAGTATGATTGGCTTCTTGATTCTGCTCGATCATTGCCAACCATCTATCGCCTATGTCAGTATCTAAAATTTTAAATTTAATATGTAACTGCTCATTGTTTTTATTACTGGCCGTTACAACTAAACTTCGATCATTCTTCCACATTCAAAGCTACCTTCACGGAACGTAATTCTGGTATTACCTCATACGTGTTTTCTCCGCGCAAGTCATCTAATTTTTTAGTCTGTCTTACAAAGTGTTTTGCAGCAGCAACGTCAAAGGGTTTAGTTAATTCGAACAAAATGTGTTCAAATAATTTACTGATGTTGGTGCTGTATTTTTCATTAAATTCTTCTACAAAGTTTTCCAGCTTAAGAATAATTTCATGTTTAAAGTCGTCCGGTAATATACATACATGATAATACTTGGGGCTTTCCAACAGGTTAATAAAGAAGTTGTTATAGTTTAGGCTCCTACGTTTAGGATCACGCTTAACGACACCAATGTCCACCAAATGTGTAATTATTTCCGGTAATCGGAATACATTAAATGCACCGATAGTGAGTCCGGGTCTAAGTATAATGTTATCCAACGTAGAAAGAGTCTTTAAGTTTTCTTCTACTTTGCGCCATACTGTTCCTGCACGGATTAGTTCAGCACGTTCACCAACCTCATCTATACTGGGCCATATTTCCAATTTACCAAACTGCCACTTGCTCCAATAATCTACAATATTTTTCTTACCGTACGATAGTGTGGAGCAATTAGTGTTGTAGCTTAGTTTTACGTCAAAACGTTCCTTGGCGACCAACATATCCAATATTTGCCAGTGTTCGGGCATTAGTAATGGCTCGCCACCAGCAAAGTAGATCCTACGTACATTATCTATCTGTTCGATTAGAAAATCATAGTTAGTTTGCTCACCAACTGAGTCAATACTCCAAACTTTGTCCTGATCCGCGTACCCTAGTTTAGTGGCGTCGGGAACCCAGGCTGAACTATATGCTGGTCCGCAGCTACGGCATTTAAAATTACATAAGTTACTGAAACGAAAATCCCAATACTTCATGTCCATTGTAGTGCAAGTACCATCGGGTTCAGTAATATCGGGAATAGCATCTAGCACGTCTTGAAAATCTCTACGATGGTACGTTCTGGCACTCTCGCCAGTTACACGTTCACGGTCAAAACATTTGGAACATATCTTTGGCTCTCGACCTTCGATCATATCCTTTCGAATGGATTTTTGTTGATCACTGTTCCATATTTCTTCTAGTGACATTGTTTTAAGATCACCTGAAAATACTTTATGTGACGCAGTTAAGCAGCATGGCAGTACTTTACCACTAGGTTCAAATGCAAGATGCATCCAGGGTACAGCGCACAGCGTGGGACTTTCTGAAATAATAGGTATAATTTTTTGTTCTTGTGTCATGTGATATTTTAAGACGTTAATGTCGTGTAGGTATTATACACTAATGAGAATAGGAAAACAACCGTAATGGAATTTAATAGTAGAACGTCAACTATCAATTGTATTCACCATACTTTCACTAAATTTTGATTTAAGCCAGTCATAGTCATTTATCAATTGCAATGTTTCTTGATTAGATGCATTATCCTCCCCAAATTTCCTTCCGGCTATGGCACCAGCAATAGCATAGTCACCAAAGGGGTTATCCGCTCCAAGAGTACACCAAATGTCCAATCGTTTTTCTGTTTCTCGAACTAATTGGCCTTTTACTACTTTACTGGCTAACTTAGCACATTCCCTAAAACCGCTACGCCAAGCACTGAACGCATCACTATTAAAAGCAGTAGTGTTGCTGATTTTGGGCATTAATTTAAATTTTTTGCTTAGACTGGTAGTCATGTCAGTATTATTAGGGTCAGCTGCTAATACTAACTGTGTGGGAAATAATTTTACTCCACCGTACCCGTATTTTAAATCGTTTATAGGATTAACACTGCGCCAAACGTGAACACAATCACGGTCAAACAAATTCGGTTGAAATTTAAAATCCCAATAATCAGCTATCTCAGCATCACCGTCTACTACATAGAACATATCAGTGGTAACTATGCTTGCTGCTTGTTTATGCGCGGCTACTATTCCTTTCACACCCGACACTCGTTTGGCATACGGTGCTTTTCTCAACACTCGTTGCCAATTGTCCTCGGCGTTGGGTTCATTATAACTGATAAAAACGACATCCAAGCGGTCTGGTAAGTTACAGTTAATTACACCTGCGACCTTGGATCCCTCAGGATTATGCGGAATAATTTTAGCAGCCCACACTTCATTAAAATTGTTAACTAATCTTTCGTCAATTACCCACACTTGCTCATATACTAGATCATAGTATGGAATTTTCTCTGTAATAGTATATTTTAAATTAGGTAGTTCTGGATTGAATACTATCTTGGGACTAACATATCCCATGTCTTTTATAGGTTTGGGTATTCCATTTGCTATTTTAAATTTAATAGCCCAAACTTTATCCTCTGTGGGATTGAATCGTTCATCTAGATACCATACATACTCATAATTTAGTTCATACCACGGTATTGATAAATTTAAATCAAAGTCTATTTTAGGTATATCTGGGTTGTATTTTAATCTATATCGTGGGGTAAGATATCCCATATCTTTAACAGGCTTAACTACGCCATTACGCAATTTTACTTTAACCGCCCAAACTTTATCCTCAGTGGGATTGAATTGTTCATCTAGATACCATACATGTTCGTAATTTAACTCATACCAAGGTATCACTACATTGAAATCATACTTCACATCTTTAATATCAGGATTATATTTTATTCTAACTTTGGGACTAATATATCCCATGTCCTTTGTCCCTGCGACAGGGCAATCTTTCAATGAACATTTCATCACCCAAACTTTATCGTTAGTTGGATTATATTGCGGATCTAAGTACCATATCATTTGGTAAGATAAATCAACTAAATCTTGTGTAGGTAGCTTTGATGGATCGTTTAAAAACGGTATTGATTCTGGAATGTCTGGATTTCTTTCCCATACTATATCATTATGAATTACTGCTGGCCAATGTCCTTGTTCAGGAGTCCATGACTTATTAAAGTATTTTGCTATCCACTTGCCATTACATTTCCACACTATGCATTTAATGCTTGGTGTAGGCGGAATACTTTCAATAGTTTTGTATAATTCAGTCTCCTCAAATTCAGGATTTACCACTAAAAACTCTTCATGCCCATTGCCTAGCTTAGATAGTTGACGATCATATTCTAGAAAGTCGCCATTCCATTCAATCTTCTCAATTTCTTCTTTAGGTACTTGGTAGATGTTTAGCATAGTCTAGTATTTAACTGTATATATTATAGATCAAAAATATTTTGCAGTATGTTGTTGCCATTCATGATGAGTAAGATGATCTATGTTAATTCTGTAAAATTTTCTTAGTTCAGTATCACTATTGAATTTTAATTCAGTCCTACTGTGTACAAAAGGCCAATTATCATAAATTGATATGTCATAAGTATCCCAGATGTGGGTGTAGGTCAACTCAGGTATCTTTTCTAAATAGGTTAACCATTCTCGTATCAAAGAACAATCTGGTTGGATTACGTCATCAATTTTTACACCGCATACCCATGCTTCTACATTTTTTCCCCAGTTGTAATAGTTCAGGCGTAGTGATTGCTTTCCAGTTATAGGATGAGTCTTTAACAAATCAAATTCTTTAATATCTGTGCCAGGAGTATACCAACTTTGTTGTATAATTTTTACACGGGGCAACAGACTTTTCATTTCTGGAGTAAGGTAATCTATGGCATGTTCAAGATTTAGCCAAGATGTCTTGCCTGATTCTGTTGGGTTTGGATTTGCCACAATCCACAAACTTCTAAATGGAAATGGCTTATATGTTCTATTTGGTATGTCAGCATGCCATGGCATTTCACTCATGCCTAATCGTTTTGCTGTATTAGTTATTGGACTTAATGTCATTTCACCGTGTTCAGTATCTACGGACTCTACGCTTTCTCTAGAGTAGGCATAATCATCAGGTTGCCACGGTGATCCAAAGTGTAAACTAAACTCTGCGTATTCAGTATTGGTAAATTTAACTTGTTTAAAGAATATTACTTTTCGTTTGTATATTAAATTACGCCAATAGTCAGCATCATATAAAAAGAATTCGGCTGGCGATTCTAATTGTATAATTGAACCCCAACTGCTATGTATATCAGTTATTTTCATGATAACCTTGCATCTATGATAAAGTTTATTCTGTCCTCATTGCTGCGATTTTCTAACCAGTGCGGCACATGATTATTAACCCAGAATAATGAATCGTTTTCTAAAGTACATTCTTCATTCCTAATTACAAAGATGTTTTCTTCAGCAGCAGTAACAGTAAAATGAAATCTGTCATAGTAACTAAAATATTTTCCGCTATCAGTATGCGTGTCAATAGTGGATTTAGCTGCTAATTTGCTGATAAAAATTCTACCAAATTCAACATGTTCTGCTCCGGTGGTTAATAGAATTTTTTCGAACCAAGTTATAGCTTTTTTAAAAACATCAATATCGGCTTGTTCCAGCGGTTGTATATCCATCCATTGATTAGCTTGTGTAGTATCTGAACCATCTGGGAGATCTTTTAACGCATATAAATGTATAGTTTCGGTAAATCGTAGTGCATGTGTTAATCTCTGTCTATTTGTAACTAGTTTCCATAAGTCACTGTTGATAGTATCAGAAAAATAAGTTCTTAGTTCTTCACCTAATTCTTTGTTTTCTCCTATTCTGAAATAGTTTAGATCACCGACAAATAGTTTGAACGGACTAACTAAGCTGTTCATATATTGCCTCCAATTGGTAGTAATCTTCTGTGCTTTTGTTTTAGGAATGAACAACGCACTACTGTATCTCTTTCTGGTAACATGCGATTGTATAGTATTTGCCAGTAATTATTGTACAAACATCTTGTTTTTGCCGGGACGACACATTCATCAACGTACTTGTACCTTAAATTAAACAAAATATCCACGGACCCAATATCATCAGCATCAATAAGTGAGTAAAACTTCAGCCTACCCATTCCTTCATTATGCGCTATTGCTGCGCCTATTAATGTGCGAAGTTCGTCTTTGGTATCATTCGATTTTACATCGGTAATATACCAGCAAGCGTCATCACGGCTCATATAAAATGATATAAAAGAAGTTATGCTGCCATCTTCTTGTTCTATGCCCAATGCCTTATAACTAGTTAACCCTGATAGATAAGTATCAACAAATCGCTGATATAAAGCATCTACTGTAAACAAAGGTTTAATAAGTTCTCTGTATAATAAATTTAATTCTACGATTTTCATGCCAATCCCTTTAATTGCTGTATTACTGTATCATAATGTATGCCATCTACATTGGCTTCTAGCCTTTTGATTTGAGTCCTTCCTAATTCTTTGTATACTTCTTGATTAAAGTCTAGTAGCTTTTCAAATCCATGTGTTTTTGATTTAGGTCTAGTTTTGTATAGTGTGGATAAAATTGAGTTCTTGCTGCTGGCAGAGTTTAGCTTGTAATTGTAACGATTAGACACAAGTTCTTTTACTAAAGGATTTTCTAACCAATATAATAGCAACTCAGGCGTATAGCTAAACCATTCATTCACCAATGGCACTCCAAATTTATTAGAGAACCGCATAGCACTAGCATCTTCATTTTCTCTAAGTGTATAATACCAATAACTATCATTAAGATTTACTTGTCTAGTAAGTAATGCTTCTCCGCCCATTACTGCCGGAGCACCTAGTTTTAATACACTTCTGTAAACCATAATATAAGTTATCTGAGTACATTGTATTTGCTCGCCAAACTCTTTAGCTTCACCTGAATAGTAAAAATCCTCAATATCTATATCAATAATATCTAGCTTAACGCCCAACTCATCGGCTATTGCTTGCGCTTCGACTAAATCACTGGCATTGTAGTCATTTTTGAATCTAAGAGTAACACAGCGTGGTTTGAATCCTGTTGCTACGAAATTTCTTAGTACTATTTCGCTGTCAGTGCCACCTGATAAAAATAATACAAGATCCTTGCCAAAATCACTTCTTACTAGCCGAGCAGTACGATGTAATTCTTCTGCATATGAGCTAGCAGCATATCGTTCTGGATCTATTGCACCAACTCTTACTGAATACTTTTCTATTGAATTTGTTCTATAGTCATAATCACGCCCGCCTATGCTGTATACAAGATGATTATTGTGAGTGAAGTTTATCATTACGCTCTCGCCAAATTTTCTGTCTGCTTTCTTTAGTTGCAATCAATGGTAAAAAGATTAAACTAAAATCCCACTCACTTGATTTGCCACTTACGCTGGAACCGAAATCATAGCTACTTGCTTTTTCATGATGATTGTTGTGCCATCCCTGACCCCATGTAATCCAAGCTAGTAATGATACATTACGACTTTGATCTTTTGTATCAAAATTTCTATAACCATAGCCTGGACTGTGGCAAAATATATTAATGTTACTTTCCATGTATAAGCTCAGTGCCGCTGGTACAATGAAACCAAATAGCAACAATTCCCAACTAATTAAACCTATTATAACATACGTTGCAAGAATAATATAGTTATAATGTTTTGCAATCCATACGTGCATGGGATCTCTAACCAAATCTATTGCGTACTTGGGATTAAAGTATTTGACCCAGTCATGTAACCATACGTGCCACGCATACCACCAGCCTTTGGCAGGGGTGTGGGCATCTTTTTCTGTGTCACTGTATCTATGATGACTACCTCTGTGTACTGCTGCCCAACCAAGCGGACTGCCCTGTAGTGACAAACAACTGATCCATAGTAAGATTGGTTTTAATCCTGGACGTAGCTCAACAGCTTTATGGCTAACATATCTATGCAGCACTACCGACACGCCAAGCCCCTCTATTATGATCCAACCAATTAGCAATTGCCAAAAGTTAGTCCATGTAAAATCAAAGAATGTAAGAAATAATATTGTGCCTATCCATGCTATAGCATGTATTGGATAGAGTATGTAGTATAAGAATGAATTTATTTTAGGCATAAGGTATTTAATTAAATATAGTACGATGAAAAAAATAGTTGATTTTGCTACAAATTTTGATACACATCTGTGGGAACAATATCAAGAATATCTCATTAACACAACCGACGAGCTTAAAGAAAATTATGTAGGATTAAATCCTAAAGATTTTTTATCATTTCCGGTTGTTATTATAAATGATAAAATTGTATGTTTCAGTGCGTTACAAATTAGTGATGAACGTTGGGCAAAAGGTATTGGAAGATGTAGTACTAGGATGTGGATACATCCAGACTATAGACATGGACTATCTAAGTTTGGCGGCGGCGATAAGTTCCTTAATACAACTTACTGCTTACCCATACAATTCAATGTAGCCAAACTAAACAACCTTGACTGTTTATTTATTAGCCGAGAACATAACTTAACTGCGTTCAAAAAATATGGCGGGCTCATAACTGTCAACTGTGGAGTTGATTTTGTTATGGAGCCCGCCAAATATAATGTGTGTGGATCACAAGATCCTGTTCCTGAAAGTTGTAAACAGTGGGTTATGCTACACCATTTGACCACTAAAGGTGCTGCGTTGTGGTATGACTCAATGAGTCAGTACATATTATAATTTTAATTGTTTAAGCCAATCATAATATTCACGTAACCCTTGTGCCAGGTCAATTTCAGGATAATAACCGAAATCTGTTTTTGCCTTTTGTATGCTTAGTTGCCCGCGTGTTGGAAATGCTTCATCACGTTTCCCCACTAGTACAGTACCTTTTCCCACGATTTCAGTTACCAATTCCGCCGCAGATAGTAAGGAATGCGATTTTCCACGTGATATATTATAAGTAGAATTCACAGAATTGTCACTTATTGCTGCCAGAGATATGCCGGTAGCAGTATCGTCAACATAGGTAAAATCTAATTGCTCATCCGCCCCATGTACTTGTAATTTTTCTCCACGCATCGCAGCAGCAAAAAACTTGCTGATAACTCTATCGGTCACGTCATAAGGGCCGTATACAGCCGAGGGACGAACAATAGTATAATCTAATCCGTATTGTCTGCTATAGTCTTTCACCAGCCATTCTCCGGCCAATTTCATTATTCCATATTGACCTATAGGTGCGCACTCATCATTTTCATCGACAGTATGATGGAAGTTACCATACACCATGCTTGAGCTAGCATACACAAATCTTTTAACTTTATGCTTAACCGATAGTTCAAGTAAGTTAAGTAATCCTTCGCTCATTACTCTACTACCCAGTACAGGGTTTTTGTTTACAACTTTTTGTCGTGGAAAACTGGCTAAGTGTATAACAACATCGACTCCATCGAATATTTTATCATCTAATGGACCAGAGATATTGGCATATGTGATGTTGCGAGTATGTATTCTACAATACCTTTCCAACATTAGGTATTCTAACTCGGCTCTGGGAATGACTCCATAATCAGTTTGGTTATCTATAATTCTAACTTTATGGTTAAAATTTTCCAGTACACGGACTACATTATGTCCTATGAAACCCAACCCACCTGTAATTAGTATTTTCATTTAATGTCTTTCCACTTTAGTGTCCAAAAGGTCAAATCTTGTTCTTTAAGACGAGCTAGAATATAAAACTTGTGCCCGTATGTTATGGGTTCTTGAACTCGGTACCATTCTGGAGTTATTACAGAATTTTTCATGACCCATTTACCCATATCACTTGTTTGCCACTCCCACAGTGGATTTGCTGCATATATATCAGGGTCGTCTACGTCTCCCATGGTAAACGAATGAACAACTACCGGTGTAATTTTGACAGATTCACCGTTAATTATTTTCCACTCTGTTCCTTTAGATGTACCCTCTTGATGCTTGGGTAACATCATATTAAACTACCAGGAATTCGGTTATCATGGGGAATACAGGTTCTATCGCTGCTGCACAGGCTTGGGCTACTAGTCTATGCTCTTTTTGTGTTTCAGGCCCGCTACGAAGCTCTATGTAGTGCAACCAGCTACGTAATGTACCTTGCATATACAATCTGCTAAGGGTAAGTCCCTCTGGTAATACAGCACGAGCTTGTTCCTTGGCAATACCATTTGTAATAGCCCAATTATAAGAATGTTCCACAGCAGAAATAACTTCCTCCTGTTTCCATTTCCATTGTTCCATTAGGTTTTGTTCTGTAAGTGATGCTCCGGATAATGCAATACTATTCTGACGGTTTTTGGTATCTTGTAAACGTGTTTCTTTAAATTCCCAGCCTAGGTCAGCTACAGCGTATCGTTGACTAAATTCCTGAAAACTAAAACTACGATGACGCAATATTTGACGAGCAATATCACGAGTTACTTCAATTTCTAAACAAGCACTGACCATCTCAAGAGGTGACCAGTGATTGTGTTTAATAAGGTAGCGAATAAGTTTTTCGCTGGTGTCTGTGTTATTTTGATTAGCAGGATTGCTAACTCTGGCACAGTAAGCAACTAGTTCTTGGGCGTTAAAGATACCCTGGTTAACTAGTTCCTGACTGGGCTGGCTTGATGATACCAATGTTACTTTCACAGTTTTCCTAATAGTTTATCTGTTTCGGGTTGTACTAACGCTGCTACACTTTTGATGTCGACTATAAACTCGACGTCCTTGATTTCTGTATCCAATTCACCAAATGTTCTATTGACCACTTGTTCAAGGTCTTCGAGGTTTAATCCCTGTTTGATGAGTGTATGTATATTGATTGTACGTTGTCGACCACTGGTCAACTTGAATACAATTTTTTTAATACACTCCAGTGGGACGTCTGTTTTGTTTACTTCCGCAACAATACTTTCCCACTGTTCCATCAACCGATCAGTTGGTTGCATCACTCACCGCAGATTCTGCCTTAGGTGGACGACCGCGACGTTTTGGTGCTTCGGCTACTGGAGGAGTCCAGGTAGCTTCTGCTGGGTTAACGCCAGGCACCATACGTTCAGCATCCTTTTTCATACGCGAAGCTTCGGCGATCATAGAGTTTGCTTCTTGTTCCATGCGTTTGGCTTGAGCCACCATATTAGCTGCTATAGCGCGATCACTTAACACACCGTCTGCTGGTGCAACGAAGGTTTCAACTGGATCAATATAACGATTTTGTGCCGCTGTTTGTTTGGCCAGTTGTTCATCTTTATAGCGAGCTTCGGCTGCACGTTTAACTGATGGATCAACCATTCCACGTGATGCTTCGTTCTCTTCCATTTTTTTGCGAGCTTCTTCGCCTTTGTTCATTTCATTGACCATCTTGTTCATTTCATCTAGACGAACAGAAGCAGTACCGCCCGGAGTAATTAAAACATCAGCGCAGCGAATTTTCTTAATCATACGCTCGCTGTGTAATGTTTCAAGAATAGGACGACCATCTGGAAGTAATGAACGATGCAAAGCATTGGCTAAACTATTTTCATTTTGACCTACTGGACTTTCCACTACTCGTTGAATAGCATCTTGCCATGTTGCGTTTAGCACTTCTGGATAGATTACTAAACACATGTGTTCTTCATTTGGTACTTCACGATATAGTACCAATACTTTACGATCTCCGTGCTTTCCTACATGTTTAATCATTTGTGCCATGTTATACTCCTTGTGTTGTATCGCCAGTTGGCTCGGCGATATTTTTTTCACTTACGTCAGCAGCAGACTGTGCTTCTGCCAATGCTGCGATAAGAAAAGCTGTGAGCTTGTCATAGACTGCTCCAACTTGTGATAATTCTGCTCCCTGAAATGCACCACGGGTAGCTGCAAGATTAACGATAGCTCTAAGTGCATCAAGATCTGCTACGGTAATTGGTTGAGGTTGAGTTGTGTTTTCCATGTTGATATTTAATAAAGAAATTACCTAACCAAAAATAAAAATGCCCCAGTTAAGGGGCATTTTGGTAACATTGGCCCAGTAATTTACTTATTCAACACACTAAATTGCGTCAGTATCTAAATCACTAGGGTCTAAATTATCTACAGGTTTTTGGGTAACCGGAGTTACGGTAATTACATAGTGTTCGGATATGCTAACTGCAAGAAATCGAATCATATGTGCTATGTGGTCAGCGGTTACTGTGAGCGTAGGATATCCGTCCTGATCTTGTCCAAAACTCAATCTACTTCTCCTGTCGTTTCTTCTGATTGGTTATCCTGTACTACCGGAGTTACTGTAACTACAAAGTTGTCAGAGATATTAACAGCCAACAGTTGAATCATACGTGCCACAGCACCATCACCCATTATTAGTGTGTTTTTCATGGTGCTATCTTGCCCAAAAGTGACTTGGGTACGACCATCGGATGTTATTCCAATAGTGTAGTGCGCTGACTCATCTTTCCTTGGCGCCTTAACAACCTCCACAGTTGGAATAACCTCCGCAGTTGGAGTGGGCGAGAGATAAGGTGTTTTGTTGAAAAATCCAAACATTATGCATCCTCCTCGTAATATGCCCATTGCCCAAATGGGGGCTCAATGCTGTCGTTACCATGAATAATAAACACAGTATCACAGTACAATTCATCACCCCAACTACCACAGGGGTATCCATCTGTAAACATAATATGACGCTTGGGTTCAATTTCTTCACGTTTGAAATAATTAAATACGCAATCAAAATCTGTACCACCTCCGCCTTTAATCTCATAGTCACAAATAGTATCCAGGTTATCGCTGTTGTACTGTTGTGGATTGTAAGTTTCAGTGTCAAAGGTTACAATATGAATTCTAAATGCGGGGAACGAATCCATAATGCCCTGTACTTCACCCAAGAAGTCTTTAAGCATTTTATGACTGATTGATCCAGATGCGTCAATGCTAATAGCAATATCAATCATAGGATCTAGTTTCATACCCGGCATTACTGCATCCATATCCCAACCTTTACGGCTAGTGCGCATCCAAGTAAAATCCGATTTAATAGTAGACTCAAGTTGCATACGGATTAGCTCACGCCAATTCATCTTGGGTTCAGTTAAATCCTGGATCATCCGTCGAATACCTGCTGGAATATTACCTGCATCGTTTGTGGCTGCGGCCGCAGATAACACAGCTTCCTTGATTTCATCGCGGATAGCGTCTTTCTCAGCTTGGGTCAGTTTCTTCGGACCCTTACCATCTTCACCAGAACCGTCACCGGAACCTTCGCCATCTAAGTGATCGTCCAGTAATTGATCAATTAGGTCTTGCAGATTAATCTTCTTAACGTTCTTGTATAAGATATCATATACTTCTTCGGCACACATACCATCGTACTTGGGATCGTATAAGCAGGGTACTGTGGTGATCTTTTCGCCTACACGGTGTTTGATCAAGTCAGAGTTTACACAATAGTCATCTGCAATGTTCCATAATTGTGGATCACGGTCAGCTCGCCGACCCATGTGATCGTATACACAATGCAACACTTCGTGCCCAAATAAGAATTCAATTTCCTTGGGACGCAACATATCAATGAAGCGGCTATTGTAGTAAAAGTTACGCCCATCTGTAGCAGCAGTCGTAAGCCATTCATCTGCGTTCACCAGTTTAAGGCGAGTAGCTAGGTTGCCAAAAAAGCTGGCACGTAATAGTAGTCCAACCCGTGCTGTAATAAGTTTTTCACGGACTAGTGAATCCAATTTGGGATCCATAGGTCCCAATAGGTCTTTAAATTTGTCACTTTCTTGTTTATTTGTGGTAGTTCCTGACGTAGCCATATGCTATCCTTTAGCGTTAGTATACATGTATTATATTATTTTGCGATTTAATTGTCAACTGACAAATTTTAAACGGAACAACATTAATTCTTCGTCACCACGTAGGTAAATTCGACGCCGATTATTTTCCGAATCCCACACCCAATGTGGATTATTGTATTCAGATAGGTACATTTCGAGAGATGGCCCCCAAGTTGCCCAACACCATGATCTAAGAGTAATAAAACTTCTATCATATGTTACCTGCATGGGACTTGGTGGCTCCCATACGGGGTCAATAGCGTATTTAAAATCGTTGTACCCTTTAAATCTTCGATCCAACTTTGTAACTTCATATGACATAATTTAATCTTCTATATTGATATATTTGAGCATAAACCAGGATTGGTTTGCTTCGTTAAAAAAATCAAGATGAACTTGTGTTTGATAATGACATATATCACTGTTATGGTACTGTTTGAGTTCTTTGTGATACCTAACAGTAAATCCAAGCTCACGTTTAAGTCTCCAGGAGATAGCAAATATAGTTTGCCCGTAATTTTGTTTGATCTTCTCTCGAACATATGCCCAATCTCCAACACTTTCGAAGATAATAAGATTCGATTTAACTTTAATTTTCATTATTTGCTATGTTTTAGTAAAAAAATAAGATGCTTTTGTTCATCTACAATAGTGTATGTTGGTAAAGTAAAGCCTTGCGCATCTGCTTCCATTTCAACTCCATATACATCACGCATGTATTGTTTGAAGCTAGGCAAAGTGGGATCATATGGGTTATGTGCTAGCATATTGTGGTATTCAACCTTGGCAGATTTTAACCGTAGCCAATAAGCATTTCTACCCATTACAGTATCTAATCTTGCCGCCGCGGAGTTATAGAAATCGTCTTTCATAAAAGCAATACGCCAGTCTTATCCCTTGGATAAGGCGATGGCCGCCATCCTAGCCGAGCAAGATCCGCTAGGATTTCATCAGTGACCTCACCCTCCGGGACATATTTGTGCGCTCTGTGATCGGCTGGTAGATCGTCTCCAACAATTCCGCTACAATACCAGTCCATATAACCCTCTCCGCAATCACGCAGATCGGCGACAATTCCACCGGCACTACGCCAGCTACATGACCAGTATTCATCTTTGAGTACACTCCACACTTCGTGTGGTTGCCAGCGCATGTTACACATGGCGGCGTATAAATTCTGTGCGTATACCTCGTCCTGTACCTTAGCCATTATCGCAGGATCATTCTTTATATCTTCTTCTAAATCTCGAATCATCACGGCCCCCATTTCATTAAAAAGTTTAAACGATCAAAATCATTTTCAAATACCAGCACCATACCTTCCAGATGTTCAATACCCCGCGGTAATCGTTCCTGCATCCAGTTCATTATTTCTCTTTCGTTATCTGCCCACCACATGTAATCAACCACCAGCAGACATTTATCTGAGTCCATGGGGTTATTCATAAGTTGAAACCTATTGGTGCTTAACCGAGCTGATGGATCCAGTCTTTGTATCATTCTTGAAACTTTAACCTAAACCAAGCAAACTCTTCATCATTTCGTAAGTAAAACATATACGTTAGGTATCTAAGAACATACCCCCATCGTATTTCTTTATCGACACCGTCCAGAGATTCTAATTTGTCAATATCAACTCCGTACCCATAACTTTCTACCAACCATTTCCGTGTATTATGGAAATCTATCATGGTGAGAACTTGTATACCATATTTAAAGTGTCTATGGTCTTTTGTACGGTGAAACGTGTATTTCATTACAGATCAATTTTGTTAGCGTTGTTTATGGCAACATTGGTTTCTGATGGAAGGAATATCCAGTTATCATGCGTATGCGTGTATGCTACATATTTCATATTCTTAAAGATTTGTTTTACTCTATCAGTATCAGTCTTATACATTTCTAAAAAGCAAATAGGACGATGTTTTGTCAGTGTTTCAATGCCTCCAACTAACGCCATGTGCTCCATTCCTTCAATATCCATTTTGATAAAGTCAACAGCTTCATCAAAGCTATCTATTGTAACGCAATTAACTGTTTCACTGCCAGTTTTGGTCATGTATTGATTGTCTGAGATACGGGGCGCCATCAACTCCAATCCACCAAAGTTATTGGGCAGATGATAGTCAGGCAAGTCAATTTTGATAGTATTATCGCTATCATCACAAACCGCAGCATGTACGCACTCAACATTTGTAAGTCCATTAATGGCTACATTGCCACATAACATATAATAAACCTGTCGTTGTGCTTCAAATGATCTAATGGAGATCTTATCTCCAAAAAGTTTTGACATTGCCACAGTATGCGTACCGATATTTGCGCCAATGTCATAAAATTTAATACAGGACTTTTCCAAAAGTAGTACATCTATAATTGACTTGATTAGGTCAATTTCATCTTGCCCCCAAAAACCAGATTGCTCAATACTACGTCCAATATATTGATCATTAGCATTAATAATCATAGGGCCGTATGTGGAATTAACTACTTTAGTGGGTATTAAGTTCATGTTTTCTTTATAATAAGTTGGTGGGCTGTGAGAACACAGCCCTGTACTACCGCACAGCCGTTACGCCTAAGCTGAAGCGTTAAGAATGTACCTTCCGTATTTCTTATGGAACTCGTCGAAATTCTTCAACTTAGTTGGTTGGAATGGTAAGTCATATACGGTAAGAGCTATACGAGCACCCATAATAACCAGTTCTTGTTCAAAGTTCTTCATCATGTAGGCAAAGAAGTGATCGGACATTGTGTGAAACTCTTTGTCACTTACTTTCTTCTCCATTGCATCTTTCAACTCGTAACACATAGAAATAACCAATGAGTACATAGCTGAAATTTCCTTAACATCAAGGGTTGTAACTTTACCTGACAAGATATCTTCAGGCTTGGGCATACGACCAGAAATCTTACGGTGAGCGTTAAACTTAATAGCAAGTCCTTCCCCAACTGTACCTGAAATCAGGTTAAGCAATGTTTCTTCATCACCATCTTCATCTGACAATAGTTCACTTACAAAGAACCAGCTACGTGGAGTAGGGAAAGCACGGCTAGCTGATTTAATATCACGCTCATGCAGATCCTGTTTGTTGGAACCTAGGAAACCAATAACATCTTTATGGATGTTATGCATAACTGCCCAATCTTGCCAGGAATCGAAATCCACCTTTAATTCTTGATGCAGGAAACGATTTGACAACGGAGTAGGCATGCGGTAAGTAACACCTTTGTCACTTTCGCGGTTACCAGCAGCTACCATAACAACATTCTTTGGCAGTTTATATTTGCCCACACGTCGATTAAGAATCAACTGATATGCAGCTGATTGTACGCTAGGCGGAGCAGAGTTCATCTCGTCCAAGAACAATACGATGATAGGATATTGTTCTGCTAATTCCTCGTCGGGCAAATCAATTGGCGGAGCCCAATCCATTTTACCATTGTCGCGATTATAAAACGGGATACCACGAATATCTGTTGGTTCCATTTGACCTAAGCGTAGGTCAATCATATACCCGCCCAATTCTGCGGTGATATCGGCTACCAATTCTGATTTACCGATACCAGGAGGACCCCACAAGAACAGTGGGCGTTGATGTTTAAAAGCCTTGAGCAATGAGCGGCGGGCTTGTACTGTTGTTACTTGTCGAGATTCTGACATTAGCTGTATTTCCTTAAAAAGTTTAGACTACAAAAATTAACTAATTTACTAGTGTAAAGCTATTATAATTTACGACTTTTTAATTGTCAACAACAAAATGTCAGTTATCTACCACGTCCGGCGGATCTAGTGGGAGGTTTTTTGCCCGGAGTCATCGCGGGTGCCTTTTTGGCTTTCTTTTCCACTACGGGGGTACCATCGGGTTCCATGTGATGGATGCCACGTTTCTTGTCCAATGCTTGTTTAAGTAAGTCTGATGTTTTGCTCATTTTTGTTCCTTTACTTTTTGTTTGGTATGATAAGCCACGGCTCCGATACTACTACTTGGATCACCTGGATTAGGTAGTGTCCACACTTTTGCGTAGTCAATCATTTTTCTAGCACCCCGATTCATAGCACATCCACCCATGAATACTAAGTTATCGGAATTGATAAACCATCGGGCCATGCCGACTATCCCACTTATCTCTTCCTCAAATACTCTCTGTACCGCAGCCGCTATATCTTTGATATCTTGTTCGTCTTCGATTTCATATGGCCAATCTCTAACACCACGATGTAAATTTCGGGTAAGTATAAGATCGCTTCCTATGTAATCTTTCACTGTGTCATAGTATTGCGCAGGGTCACCTTCGGCGCTTAACTTTTCTAATTTGCCTTCGTCTTGTACAGGCGTGAATCCGCATAGGTGGGTAAAGGCACTATAGAACAGTCCTAGACTATTTGGGTAACTGCGACTCCATACTTTCTTTAGTTGATTGTCACTACCATGCCAGATCGTTGCTGACTCAAACTCACCTATTGCATCCAATACTATCACCGCGCATTCGTCATATGGGCTTGTGTAGTATCCAGCAGCAGCATGACTAGCATGATGCGGAGTGTATGTAACTGGAATATGTCCTAAATCCCACTTAGCAAGTTGAAATCTTGGAATTGTTGATGTATCAAATGCCGTTTTATATTGCCCAGCATAAAGTTGTCTAGCTTTCTTTATCCAAGGCCGTTCATACCAAAAAATATGATCTGGTTCGCCGTGTTTACGAAACAAATCATGTATTTCTCCGATACTTAGTGTATCACTATTATATGTGTATTGTGTATATGTATTGTCGTTAAAAACGGCAATACTACTACCATGATTAAGAGCGTTGATTCCCCAGTATTTCATTTGTAAATAAACGGATCTTGGTCTCGTAATTCTTTAAGCCGTTTCTTAAATGCTTGTTTTTCTTTGTATCTATGATATGGCGTTAACAGCCAATTGATAAGTTTTCTCATATACTACCTTTTTTTAATGGCTGGCCAGGGTGGGCACGATCCACCGACCCACAGATTAACAGTCTGTTGCTCTACCAACTGAGCTACTGGCCAATTGTACTACTAAAACTTGGTGCCCAGTGAGAGAATCGAACTCCCGATATCCTCATTACAAGTGAGGCGCATTACCACTCTGCTAACTGGGCATTAACTACTTTAACTATTATACTATAAAATAAAAACAGAGTCAACCGTTAGATTGACTCTGCCGGCTCCACCACCTCTTACGAGGACACTACGGGTACTGCTTCGACGAACCCTTTACGTGATTTAACCATACGAATATGATTTTTAATTTTAGCTTTGTCTTTGGGACGACTTGACTTGCTTAATAATTCTTCCAACTGATGTATACCCAATGGACCTAACCGAGTTTTACCTGTTTTGGTTTTCATTGGATCTGCTATTTGATTTCTTTGATTGCCGCCTTTCGCTGCCATGTTATTTCCTTGTTGTAATTATTTATATTGCAAAGTTACGATGATTAAATTTCTTTTGGCAACAACATATCTAATAAATTATCTATCGTAATGACCATATATGATTTATCATCATTATAAAAATCATTGTTGCACAATTCATTATAACCTGGTAAATTTTCAAATCCCATGAATTTTGGTCTAATTTCCATATCAGGCCAAATTTTATATAGTATAAATGATTTAATTGAATGTATGTTCATCCATCCATGTGGCCCCATTAGCGCCTTTTCATATTTGATCCAATGTTGTATATCAGCATCTAATAACCAAGCTAGTAACAATTCCGGGGTATAGCAAAAGAATCTGGTAAGGTTAATTGATTCCCTAGCTGATAATTCATATGCCGATAATGCCGAACCTGAGAAAGATTTTCCTGCGTATACTCCGTATTGAATTGGGCCTGGCTGATTGTACTTTCTATATGCATCGATAACCAGGTCTCCATTGCCAGTAACACAATAATAATCGTCACAAAATTGTTCGATCATCATAATTATATTGAGAAACACCATGGAAACTTTATAGTATGGCTCAGCGGGATTATTTGTCAACCGTATCTCTTTTAATCTAGTTATCAAATCAATAAAATTAATGTCTATAGTGTGTACTGTAAGGTTATATTTTTTAATAAATGACATCGCATATACGGTGTCATGTTCATTTATAATTTTACCATCATGTGTGATATTTGTGGTAGCTACTTCAAATGGTACCCCGGCTTCCAAGAATGATCTTGCCGTTACTTCCGAGTCTACCCCACCAGATAAGAATAATAGAATTGGTTTGTCAGCAGCCTCACCGATCAATCTAGCCGACCTAATGCACTCAGTTTTGAAAGATGTTGGAATGTAATCTGCTTGCCCAAATTCTACCCATAGTTGTTTGTCTTTATCGTTAAAATTATAAACACCATCGCCCCATCCAAATTTTAGATGATTGTTGTGTGAAAATATCGGCATACTATAATTTCCTTTTTGTTTTCTATTTATAATGCTGTTATTTCGTCTAATGTTTTATCTAACGCCACTGTAACTATTAATCTAGGTTGTCCACTTGTATAGATTGTGTGAGCGCAGTCGGTGCGCACAAACGCACTAGGAGTTAGCAGATTTGTAACTTCTTCTGAGGGTTTACCTAAAAATTCCCATCGTTCATCAGGTGTAGTTCCAGGTATGGCTTTACTTACATAAGACTTTCCTGTGATAGTGGTAAAAGGATGATTAATTAATCGCTCATCTCCCCATCGCATTGTATCCCACCATACCATGTTATCCTCTGGGTTTCCTAAGACCATTACATTGAACCTAGATTTAATTTTAAAAATATTACCATTGTTAAATTTCGCATCAATGTGTGGATTACCCTTGACTACTTCTCTTGTGTTGCTGAGAAATACATTTATGCCATAGTAGCTAGTATCACAATTATATCCTAATAAAAAAGACCTTAATTCTCTACCGGGTAAACTTGCTTGCCATTCTGCTTGACTTTTGGGATCACTTTGTGTGATATCTAGATCATGAAAAAAGATATCATTATACCTATGCTGATATCTATGTAATATCCAAGTTATTGCTGCGTTGCTGAACTTAAATTCTGTTTTGTGATAAAAATTACTCATTTTTTCCAATAGGCGCTGAGGTCTTCTGGCATGGTATGAATAGACCGATCCATTAGTAAATTGATATTATCATAACTATCATTGCCAGTCCACGGCGCACCTAATGCTAATGTAACTTTGACTTCGTTGGAAGTGTTAATCATGCCATGCGGCCAACCACCATCCATAATAAATGATCCTTCAATATTAGGAGCATGGACATTTCCTTTATCTGTTATGAAGTAAAGAGTGTCGGTTCTGCCTTGTAATACAATTCTAAATTTATGTTGTCTAGTGTTTAATTCATGTGGATCACAATCTATGTGTTCATAGTTTGAAAAATTTGATTGTGTAATCAAAGCCATAACTCTAGCCTTAGTGCCCAACCAGGGAAACACACAGTCATCAAACCAATCCATAATAATCTTAGGAGCATGATCATTCCATTTGAATTCTCCAGGAATGCTGTTAGATGCTATCATGCCGCCTTTGCTCATAAGTGGAATCATTAGGGTATTACGGTAGTCATCCCAAAAGCTAAATTTTTTAGGAATAGCTAGAATTTCCGCGGCAGCAGTAATTTTATCCAATACTGGAAAATTTACTTCAGCAAACATTATGTTATCCACTAGTCTTTTCCACTGGTTAATAATAAATGAACTCGATACTTGGATGAATCGTTATAAAATGCGTGCTCAATGGCATTTGGATTTAAATACCAAACCTTTTCATCAGCCGCCATATGTAATTTGTATTTCTCTTCACCCTTGTTTAGTATCCAATAACACTCTTCATTGGTAATCAGTGGAATATGGTATCTTGATGTAGTATGAGTATCACGATGTGGAGCCAATGCTCTTCCTGCCCCGATACAATTTATCTGGCAACGCCCTTGGAATGTTCCCTCGTGTTGTGTATAAATGTCCTTGATCACTTGCCCTATGTACAAATCTTCTGTTTCGGATAATAGTTCAATGAAATCAGTTTCATCAATTCCTATTTGTTTAAGTGCGTGGTGTGAAGCCGAATAATTTTCCCATCTAGCTGTACCCGTTAGCCCAGGTAAATGTGTGAGATTAATGGCAAAGTGCGACGTATCATTGTAGACTATACTTAATCTATGCAATAGTACATCAAAGCTATTATCTAATTTTTCCCGGTCTATAGTATAATTTATGGGATAACAATACGGTGCTAGTGAGTCAACGGTATTCATGTTGATATTTATATTTAATATTTTGACATATAATAAATACCATATGAGACATTATAAGCCAATAACTGGGCTCAATATTCCTGTAGCACAAATTTTAGATATTATTACACTGGGTAATCCAGAGCTTGAACGAGTCGAGCCGTTAGATAAGCCCACTCAAGAAATAATAGCTAAAATGCTAAACATTGACCCAACCAGATGCGAGGGTTATAAGATAATGCTGGTATATATTCCGGCCGGCAAAAAATTATGGATACATTCAGATAAACCAACTGAAACTATGGATCGTAACAAATTGGCACAAGCTGTATTTTTGCCATTAACCAGTTGCAAAAATTTATATTGGTCTTGGTTTGAGTGTATAGATCCTTCGAAAATATTTTATCATGGGCAAGGCAACAAGTGGCAAACCGTACCAATGCTACCATATGATGCCGCTAAAGAAATAGAAACAGTTGCCGCAGATAACGCTATGGTAACCGACATTGCAACATGGCATTCTTTAAGAAATGAAAGTGATACTCCGGCAATTGCTTTGAGTTTCAGGTTAGTGCCCTGGAGTTGGGAAGAATTTTCTACTTGTGTAGACTTACCTCCTATTAATTTATGAAATATTACAAATATCTAGATATAGATTGTTCCAAAGTCAGTCCTAAGTTAGCACAATATATTCTCGACAATTCTGAATCAATATTAGCATCGCATCAAAATTCTGCATGGAAATCCGTAGATACACAAGATGTGTTGTATAAGGTGCCCGAACTCGACGAAATGGTTGCTCCTTTGGATATTACTATAAAATATCTTGCATTTTTTGTCACCAACACACAGTATGGTACAATACATATTGATCACGATATGCAATCTAACTGTAGAATAAATATTCCAGTAATGAATTGCGAAAATAGTGAGACTAGGTTTTTTACAGTAAGTGAAGAACCGGTTAAGGTATTACAAAAAAACGGAATACCATTATTAAAATTGAATCCGTTAGCCTGCTTACAAGTTGATAAATTCGAGCTTACTAGACCTGTCGTGTTTAGAAATGATCAACCGCATCAAGTTGTTAGTTATAATGAAATACAACCACGTGTATCGTGTACAATTGGGTTTCATGAAAATCTAGAATTTTTATTTGAATAATATGACAAAATATTGTGTTGATCTTGATTTACCTATACCATTGTTTAAATCTACATTGGCTCCGTTTGAATTTTTAAAAGAAAACAATAAAAATTTATCTAGACATTACCAACTTGACAGAGATCTGTTAAGTGATGATATCATTGCATTTTTTGCGGACCATGGATTTATAGTTACGTTTGTTGATATTTTTTACCGACCTGCAGGAGTAGGTAGTCGCATACACAGTGATACAGAAAAACGTGGTGATTATGCCAAGTTAAATTGGGTGTATGGCGGAGAAGGAAGTATCATGAATTGGTATACGCCCAACCAAAATGAAATGGGTATTACCGATGAAACAGTTGTTTCAACTTATGCTGTGTATTATAAGCCAGAAGAGGTTACATTAGCGCACAGTCAAATAATAGGAACTCCCACTCTTGTGCAGGTAGGTGTACCACATAGTGTTGACAATAATGTCATTGCTGACAGGTATTGTGTCAGCATAGCTTATAACTATACGGAACCTAGAAATCGTCCTACTTTTAATGAATCATATGAAATTTTTAAAAATTACGTTAGATAATCAGGGAAATACTTTATGTTTACTAAACTTGTGATAGTAGGTGATAGTTATTGTGCTGAGAGATATCAAGACACCGATTGGCCTTTATTTTTAGCAAATAAATTAAAAGTACCGTTGTATGGATCGGGATATGGAGGAAGACCATGGTGGACTACTCGACGTTGGTTGATTGAAAACTCCTCGTTGCTTGATAAACAAACATTAGTTATCGTATGCCATACAAATTATAGTAGACTGCCTTCTATTTTGGATTTTCCTATTAATCCAGGATTGTTACGGTCAGAAATTAATTCTGACAAATCAGATATAAAGCACCTTGAGCCAACAGGAAAATTACACAGGCTGGTTAAAGATTTTTATGAATCTGATTTATATGTAGTTGACTTTTATAAATGGGCAAAAGCACAATGGTTGACAGAATTAAACGTCATGTCAGAAAATTTTTATCGGTTAATTCATATAAATTGCTTTGATGATTACGATCATGTGCCCGACCGTAATTCATGTGCTATACAGATTTCTGAAGAGTTGACTTCATTATATAAAGCATCGCAGAAAGAACTTATCCCACATACCGGCGACCCATCTAATGGCAATTACGGTCCAGATATGAGACGGAATCACTTTAGAGAACACAATAATATAAAACTAGGTGAAGGCATTGCTGATATAATCAGCAAGTCAAATTATGAAGTTATAAACTATCTTAATAATGTAGACGAATGGGATTTCACTCCTGTGGAATTTATTCCATCTGTACCGCCTACTAAATGGAAGATGCCATGGCAATAAGTACAGCCGTTTTTATATAGTACCAGGATCAGTTAATCCTAACTGTGAAAATCCCCAGGCTCGCTCGTTGCACCCGTTGCATTTATGGCAACGACCTACTTTAAACTTGTTACAAGTATGTGTAATGTAAAATAGGTCTTCTTGTTTGCATTGTATGACTAGATCTATTATATGTGTTTTGTTTAGATCTTTAAGTGGTGTTTTAAATCTTTTAGTTTCTTTAGCTTCGGGAGGAGTCCATCCTACCATATGTGCAGGCTGTTGTTCAATTACGCCACAATACGTTAGGTCAAACCCAAGATCATATGCGTGTAATACACCTGACTTGACTTGCCGATCATCTGGTAGTGAAGGATTTCCAACTATAATAGCATCCTGCTTGATTAAGTTAAATTTCTCATTCATGTTTGCCACTACTAGCTTACTAAAGTATTCAGATCCTTCTGAACGCATAATAGATATAGGCCGTATGTCATGCCTATAACCTGTGTCTTTATTTTCCTGCAACATTAAGTAATACAGTATAGCACTATCTATGCCGCCACTGATAAGGACTGCTATCTTAGTTCTTTCTTCTGGAAGTTTTAATTTAAGGGTACGTTGGTTACCAACGGGGCCGCACGTTATAATCATAATTTTATTTATAACTATGCCGTGGGCCCGTTACCATTTTTAAAACCAACTGCACCACCTTCTTCTTCAATTCGTTTGACAACATCTTCAAACAAGATTGGGGCAAAGTCTGTCTGCTCAACACAAACACAGTGGTACCTGGTATCAATCTCTGATTCACTGTAAACAATCTCACCAGTGGGGTAATTAATACCCTTCGCCCGCATAACACGATTGGAATGAAGATGACCGTGGATGTTAACACCAAAACGACCAAGGCTTGATTCATGTAGGGGAATATGACTAAGAATCATTCCGTTAAGTACATGGTACGCCCGAAGCTCACGAAAGTGTTCACGGTATTCGTCATCACGGAAGATATCGTGATTGCCACGAATAAGAACCTTGTCACCATTGAGACGCCGCATAATACCAAGTGCCTTTCGGTTAATAACCACATCACCAAGATGATATACTTTGTCATTTGGACGAACAGTATCGTTCCAACGCTTAACCATTTCTTCATCCATTTCCTCTGCGGTATCCCATGGACGAAGCTTGGTCTCACCGTCACTACGCATGAAACGGCATACACCTGCGTGTCCAAAGTGCGTGTCGCTTACCAGAAATACTCCAGGCATATCGTTCTCCTATCTAAAAATATATTATAACATAAGTCAAATAAAATAGCAATCAAAGTTTGTTGAACTAGTGAATTATTGTGGGTTTTTTGTACTATTTTTGCGATTAAGATAATCATCAACTGCTTTGTACACCAATGTACCATAGCGTTTTAAAAGTGTACGCTCTTGATAGTTATTTCTATCTCTGAAATAATCACCAAGATAGTTTTGTAAATTTGCCATTGTAGCTGTATCAGCTTTGGCATCTGGCATATTTAATTTATTATCTTTGATAAATTTTGCTGCGGCTTGGTTAGCAAACGCCGTCATTTCTTGTGGACTAGCTCGAAATATTCTATAGTTTTCGGGATTATCAAGTGCTCCTGGTGTGTCTACCATTTTCGTAAATTCTTTCTTATTGGGTACTTCTTTTGTCTTTATATAACTGCCGTAATCGGTACCACTATCAGGTACGCCCTTGGATATTTGTGGCATATGCTGTCGAGCATGAACTAGTTCATGTATAAAGGTACTAGCGCAATTGTCAAGCACCGGAATAGGGGTATCAAACAAAGTTTTTTTAAAAGTGTTTATAATCTTTTTTGCAGTTTTTGTATAATCAAACGGGTCGCCGACTCTATTGGCCACCACTGCTTTTGTCCATCTAGCCCAAATCGGGTTTGCTATTCCATTAATATACGCAATGTTTAATCTGACTTCCAACAAGTAACATTCACCGTTGGCATCGGCTAACGGTTCAAAAATAACGTCAGATACCGGCACTTTCATTTTATTGACAGCTAGCTTTTTTAATTCTTTCTCGCACTGATCTTTTATCAATCCTGCCAGTTCAACTGCTTGTCTTACCGAACCAAATGTTTTTGTCTGTGCTATATCTGCTTTCATCGCCGGGGTAATAGCCACTGTGGCCAGGGCAGTACATGCAGTCAAAATACCTTTTTTCATGGCATTTTCGGCATCATCAATATATCTAGTGTAGTTGATAGCCTCATCAACAGTTTGTTCTATCTCATATAATCTCATGATGGTTTATATTCACCTAAGTCAATAATTTGTTGTCCTGGCCTAGGGTAATGTTTAGCGATAATAGTCTGCGGATTTAGTTGTCTATATTCTTCTATATTGTCAATCACATATTTCATTACTGGCCACGCTTTTTCACCCCCAGTAACTTTGTATTGTGGCAATGTCTTGTCATCTATGTTGTTCACATACCACACATTTTTGAATGTGCCATGTTTTGGTTTTTGTTCAGGCTGTCTATGCTCTGGTGCAGTACCTTTTTCCATGGCAAATAAGTATCCACCACGAGCCATGGCATCTTGGTACTTGGGATCTTTTATTATATCATCATGCGGAACTACATGCCACCCTAAATCTGGAGTTATTCGTTTAATTAATGTGTCATAGGCTCTAGCACGGCTTTTTTCGTTTGCTGTTAATGTAATAGTATGTAATTTGGGATTATTGAATACAAACTCTGTTATTCCTTGTATAACTGTGGCAAATATTTGATCTGCGTTTCCGAGCCCAGTTATTCTAAATTCACGATCCACATTAAAAGCTATGTCAACATATCCAGTGGCTTCAGGCGTAAAATGTATTTCTATCTCACGCCCAGACGGTAATTTAGACCTAGCAATACTAGGATTAACCCAAGTTATAGGTTGGGCAAGTTTTTTGTCAATTAGCTCTGATAGGAATTCTGTTGCTCTCATAGCTTTATTTATGTGCTGCATTGTTTGGTAGCGAAGAGTGGATTCGAACCACCGACCTTGTGAATATGAGTCACCTGCTCTAACCAACTGAGCTACATCGCCATGGTCCGGCCAGCAGGAATCGAACCCACAATAAGGGAGTAGAAATCCCTAGTTATATCCATTTAACTATGGCCGGATTATTATATTGAAACACACTCTGGCTACGTCCGATAAGACCTAGCGTTGGCATGCCTACTTAAATGTGCTTCAATATAATAATATGGTGTGACCGGAGAATTTCGAAATCTCGACCTTGGCGTTAAAAGCACCCTGCTCTTCCTCTGAGCTACGATCACATTAAACTATTATAGTTGAACTTCAATTAATTGTCAACTGGGGTGTAGGACGGAATTTGAATCCGCATAGGCAAGATCCACAATCTTGGGCTTTACCGATTAAGCTACCTACACCATTGATTGGTCCACCCTCCTGGTTACGCTCCAGACTATCCAGTTCTTCAAACTGGCGCTTTCACTAGATTAGCTTAGGGTGGTAATTTAAAAACTTAATGACATTATAACATATAAGTAGTAGCATGGCTAATATTATAATTTTTGCTGATACCACAGCCGATGATATAGTTTTTCAACCAAGTCATCCAAAACTGGGGAGACGTTCTCCAAGTAAATCTATCGGTGCATATCGAGTAGCAACTGAAATAAGAAAAGTAGGATTTACTTGTCAAGTAATACAATTAGTTACAGCATTTACTTCGGAAGAACTATCACAGGCATGCAACAAATTTATTGGCTCGGATACTGTGGCAATTGCTTTTAGCACATCGTTTTGGCTTAGGGTTCGTTTTAAGGTTATAGGAAATCTTGTTTCACATATTATTAGTCAAGCCAAACATATAAACAACAATATTCAAATACTATTTGGTGGGCCAAACGGTGTAGATTTATTGGAGAGTGTTAAAAATGTAGACGCTGTATTTTTAGGATATAGTGAAAAACAATTTACCGACTACATAGTATCTATACGTGATAAAACTACAATACCTGTACCCACAAGAAAACAAGATAACACGTTAATATATGATGTAACTGCATCAGATAAAACATTTAACTTTTGTCGTTGCCAAATTATATACCAACCAGAAGATTGCGTTGATCCTGGCGAATCAATTACGCTAGAAGTGAGTAGGGGTTGTATTTTTAAATGCAAGTTTTGTGCCTATCCATTGAATGGTAAGAAAAAATTAGATTTTATTAAAGATTATGATGTACTGACCGAAGAGTTAATATACAATTATGAAAATTTTGGAATTTATAAATATCTGATAAGTGATGATACGTTCAATGATAGTAATGAAAAATTAGCACATCTACATAAAATTTTTACTTCGTTGCCATTTAAAATTTATTTTGCATGTTATCTCAGACTTGATCTATTACATGCACATAGAGATCAAGTTAGGTTGTTAAAAGAAATGGGGCTGCGTGGTTGTCATTTTGGAGTAGAATCATTTCATGATCGGGCTGCAAGTTCGATAGGTAAAGGACTTGGTGGGGTTAAATCTAAAAAATTTTTGCAAGAATTAAAAAATGAATTATGGGGCGATGACGTCAAGATTAGCATTAGCGTAATAACTGGGTTACCGCACGAAACCTATGAATCATATATGGAAACTAAGCAATGGATTTTGGATCCCAACAATCTAGTGGATGGGGTTCGCATCTTTCCATTATTGTTGGTTAATCCGATACATGATAATTTACCATATAAGAGTGAGTTTCAACTAAATGCCTCAAAATACGGATATTATTGGCCTGATCCAAAACAACCACGAATATGGAAAAATTTATCTAGTCCAATCAAACATTACAGTGAAGCAGAATCTCTAGCTCACGAATTAACGGAAGCAGCGCGGTCCGTGAACAGAGGAGAATTTGGCGGGTTTGATTTTCTCTTGACAGATTCCATGGTAAAATATTTCGATGATCCTCAGCCATTAGAAGAACAATTTAAAATGAATAGATCTGAATATATGATGTGGGTAGATAGAAATTACAAAAAAGCCACAGTTGATTATGTGCAAAATTATATCAATTCAATATTAAATTTATAATGGTAGGGGGTACCGGGTTCGAACCGATGACATTCTGCGTGTAAGGCAGACGCTCTACCAACTGAGCTAACCCCCTAATATGTGGCAGGAGATACAGGGTTCGAACCTGTGTATGACGGAATCAAAATCCGTTGCCTTACCAGCTTGGCTAATCTCCAACTGAACTATCTATATTTTTTACTTTGTTTTTTTGCCTGTACTGATTCGATCTTCATCAAATACTCTTTGGCATCAACACGCCCTTCTTGGATATCCAGCAGAACTTCTGACAACCGTGTAATTTTATCTGTGCCCAATCTATGGAATCGTAACTCCCGCATTTTGGCCGCAGCGATCAACACCAAGTCATAACGCTTATTGCCGACTTGTTCACAGCAAAGGTTGACATCGATAAGACTGGCTACTGTTTTGACTGACATATATTTCCTAAAGTTGAACTAAGTTAATTGGTCGGAGATGTAGGATTCGAACCTACGGTTTTCTGCTCCCAAAGCAGACGGATTACCAGACTTTCCCAATCTCCGATAGAGTTGTAAAACTATTTCCTACCTACAAACACGAACATTATAATACTGTCTGGTGTATCCATTCCACTGCGTTACATAAGAACAACGAACAGGTGGTGCCACATATACAGGCCTAGGTTGAACATACACCGGCCTTGTCTGAACATAATATGGATCAGCAACAATACAACCAGTAAGTACTAATGACGCCACACCAATTGCTAAAACTGCTTTCATGTCAACTCCTTGTTATAAAATGGTAGCGGAGGAAGGATTTGAACCAACGATCTCTAGCTTATGAGACTAGCGGGGACGACCAGACTCCCCTACTCCGCAACAGGCTTACTATACAAACATTATATATTGTATTGTATTTAATGTCAATTAATTGGTGGAGGATAACGGGATCGAACCGTTGACCTACTGGTTGCAAACCAGTCGCTCTCCCAGCTGAGCTAATCCCCCATTGGTCCATCAACATTATTTGGTGAACAAGCTGTTATCACTGCCACGCCCAGTTCATTCGGCAGGGGTACGTCATGATGACGATTGTACGTTCACTGACGGTTAGGAAAGGTAACCCGTGTGCATTTAACACTGCTCAAACAACTTGTTCACTTAATAATACTGGAGCGGGTGATCGGGTTCGAACCGACGACAATCACGTTGGCAACGTGGCGCTCTACCAGCTGAGCTACACCCGCATAACTTGTTTAATGAAACAGGTAAAGTATAAAACTCAATACGATCAATCCACTTAAAAACTTAATTGATGTATGATGAAATTCTCTAACTGCTTCTGGTTCTGTTTGGTATTCAATTATATATTCTTTCATAATGGTTGCACTCTTATAAAATGGAGCAGGGTAGGAGAATCGAACTCCTTTGACCAGCTTGGAAGGCTGGGACACAACCAATATGCCAACCCTGCTTTGGTGCGAAAGGAGGGACTTGAACCCTCAATCCATAAGGCGCAAGATTTTAAGTCTTGTGTGTATACCAATTCCACCACTCTCGCATGTTACTATTATATAGTGCTTTACTATTACTGTCAACTATTTTGACACTATCTTGGGATTATATTTGTTAAGAAAAATATCCCCGGGACACACACAACTAGGTCTAGGACAAGTCAAATACTCATCAAGCAAATTAAAATTTGAAATAGTCCCTAATAGTCTAGCATTACAAATTCCTGCTCTAACTTCACCGTTGGCGTATACACATATACCTTCACTACCCGCAGCACACCGCCAGTTATGAAAATAATGTAAACCTTCTGCCATAATTGTATTGGGAACAGCACGATTAATATCGCCATTCGAATAAACTGCCTTAACGTCCCATGCTATATTTGAATCTAGTTTGGTGGGGTAGCTTTTAATAAAATCTAATTGCTCGGATGTATATGAATACATATCTCTGTTAAACGTGTCTTGATCCTGTATAACTTTTGGAATGATAAATGGTTTGAATCTAACATCAACGTCATTAACTATTTCCATTACCGTATCCCACATACCCGGATGGCACATAAGATTAAACTGTATATCCACTCCATTGTCTTTTAAAAATTCGCATAGTTGATTGATTTTTAATTTTTTGGAGTCATAGTATTCTGGATGCAATGACAAAATTACTAGTTGTGGTTGTTTGGACAATGATTGCCACCAGCTGACGCTTCTAGCACCATTTGTTGTAACGGTAATAGTAGCGTAATCATGTAGGCGTTCAATTATGTCTGCGAATTTATTATGTAAGGTAGGTTCACCACCTGATATATTAACCACCAATCTCTTTTTAGTCTGTTGTTGTATAGCGATTAGCTTATCGAGAAACAAATCAATGTCACTATCACTCGGAAATAGAGGGCTATTTGCATATGCTCCAAGATTTAATGATGAGGGACAGTATGTACAATGCTGATTACAAAAATCAGTCAATATCCAATAGACAAATATCTCATTGTTTAAATTTTTAATCTCTATTAATTCTTTCATACTATCCTGTGTTTGGTGGGCTAGGAGAGACTCGAACTCTCACGCCTTTCGGCAATGGCTTCTAAGACCATCATGGCTACCGTTACATCACCAGCCCATTACTCATTTACTTCCATCCAAGAGTGATCTCCTAGATAACGAACCTGTATCAAATATTCATAATTTTCTGGAACGCCACTAGTCCAATCGGTTGGTGACATGGCGGTTAGTATAGTTACATCATTGCGTGTATCTTTAACTACCCAATATACATGACCCATGCTTAATTGAAACTCATATTTACAACTGTGTACTAAGTCAGTCATGTCTAATCGACGCTTAATATCTCCTGCTTGTCTTTCTAATACTGCTACTAGTTCCATTATTCTATCATATTCTTGTTGGGCAAACAAGCGGGCATTATTAATCATAATGTCTTTTTGTTGCGTAACTGGAACTAGATCAAACTTAGTACCACCAGCCTCAGTGGGGTAAGGCGTCACATTACGATTAAAGAACGGCACTACGGTGTTACCCATAGTACTGTCATAACTCTTACGACCTTTTGTGATGTTACTCATTGGCTGCCTTTAAACAATATATTAGATATTCTTGTTCGGTTATCCATATCCATTTTGAGTACTGAGTATCACCATATCCAACCCACTGCTGATATCTACGCCCCCACCGTAACCATATTACGCAGTTACTTTGAGTACACCGATGTGGTAACCAAGCAAAACACTTATCATAAACTGGAAATCGGGGCATCCACACATCTTCTTGCATGGTGGGATACATACTACGATCTAATGGCATTATTCGTTAACCACTTTCAAACTTTTAAATCTGTCAGCAGCATAACTAGCAGCAAAACCATGCGGTTTAACACGAGGTTCTACATTACAAGTACCACGAATGTATCCAATCGCTTGCGCTACTACATTACTACTTTTGAATTCGTCATCAGGATTAATATCAAGGTGCACCTCCACCACACGATTTTCCAGAACTTCTGCTAGTTTAAGATACAGTTCACTTACCTTAAACACTTCAGTCATTAGCCTAGTGTTAGGTTTGTCAACACGATCATAATCTCTTTCACGAGTTACCTCGCCAAACAGCTTACACCCATGTTTTCCATCTAAGTGAACAACGATAGCCGCCGTATAGTCAGCATACCACTGCGTACCTTTTTTAACTCGTTCTGAGTCAACACCAATATAAATTTTAGTGTCGGGACCTTGTTTATCTATGAACTCTTTGATTTGTGGTATGTTGAACTTCATTACGACCTCTTTGGTTATTTTGGCATCCCCCGAAGGATTTGAACCCTCACCAGCTGATTTGGAGTCAGATGTGCTGCCGTTGACACTAGGGAGATATATTACTACTATTTACTGTTGGTGCCTCGACCAAGATTTGAACTTGGGACTTCCACCTTATCAAGATGGCACTCTGACCAACTGAGTTATCGAGGCATTTCATTGGTGCGTCCGGAGAGATTTGAACTCCCAACCTCAAGTTTCGAAGACTTGCTTTCTATCCAGTTGAATTACGGACACAATATTTGGTACTCCTGGGTGGATTCGAACCACCGACGCTCCCTAATCTGGGGACATATGCCGGGTATAAGCCGGGTGTTTTACCGCTAAACTACAGGAGCAAATCTTTGGCAGTGAGTGTGGGATTTGAACCCACGGACCCTGGGGTTACCAGAGTCAACACCTTAGCAGGGTGCCGATTTAAGCCACTCATCCAACTCACTTTAAAACTTTGGCGAGTAGCAGAGGAGTCGAACCCCATCCCCATTACAGAGAACCCAGTTTTCAAGGCTGGTCGCAGGACCAACCCCGCTGCATTACTACTCTTTAAAACTGGTACTGCATACGGGTTACGATCCCGTCTGGTCACCTTGAAAGGGTGATGACCTCACCAGAAGTCGAATGCAGCATTACTTGGTGGAGGTGGTAGGGATCGAACCTACCTGCACAAGTGCCAGAGATTTACAGTCTCCTGTCCCACCGTTGGAACATCACCTCCGTTGATTTTTACTAAGTGTACTTCTTAACTGTAAGTATAGCACGGTCTCGGGCTACTTGTCTACCGCGACCATCTAATTTTAATTGATCTCGTGTTTTATGTTCAATATCGAAATCCGATTCTCCATTGTGCCACGCTGAGCCAATTAGCCAGCCACCACACCGAACAACTCCGGCCGAGTCTTTGAGTAATTTGAATGCTGCATCAAATGCCTGCTCAGATGTCATAAATTCATTCTTCCATGCACTATTTTCGCCTGGCTTTCGATCAACAGTATAACCATATTTTTCTGGATCACGTTCCAGGGCACTCATTAATGTTGTTTCTTTTTCAATGTCATTATAAGTATAGATTCCAAGGGCACTAAACTGCCAGGTTCTAAATAAGTTTGGATTATTTTTACAAAACTCGGCTGTTTTAAATGAATCATCTATTGTGTCGCCCGGCAGTCCTACAATAAAGCCTGCACTTAATTTAACTTGATTACTACCGCTAGTTAACATATTAAGTGCATGTAGAACCTTCTCAATGTTCATTCCTTTATTCATAACTTTTCTAGCATGGTTGTTCATGCTTTCTATTCCAACAAATCCACCTACTAGCCCCATTCGCAACAACTGCGGAATCATTTCGGGTTTGGTTACTAGTAACTCTGGTTTAAGATAACATTGAAATTCAAAGTTGGGTATCTTTGCTAATTCTATGGCTCGCTCAAGTCTATTTAACTTCTCCACACTATCATTGAATGTATCATCCATCAATGAATATCTGGTAGTACCAAACAATTCATAATTGCGACGAAGTTCGTTGCTTATGCTTTCAGGAGTTCTCATGTAAGATTCGTAATCTTTTGCTCCTTGAAACGGATGAGTACAGTACGCACATCTAAAAATACACCCCCTGCTGGCTTCCAATGGTATTGGTTGATGACTAAGAAAGTTATCTTCTGGTTTTAATACAGTTTCTATATCATCTGGATTTGCGATATGATGGAATTTATTACTATCCACCGTTTTTTTGCCATTGCTGTCAATAAAATACTTTAACTGATGTCCTGTCTTGCCTTCTAATAACATTAGAAATCTAGGAAAACTGTCATCGCTAAATCCACCAATATGCCAATCTGCTGCGTCATAAAGACCACGAGCACCTGGCATTCGTAATATACCATTACCACCTGCGACAATTTTTAATTTTGGATGTTTGGCACGAATTCTATTAAAAAAATCTTCGTTAATCCATTCAATGTCGGCATGTCCATTATGTGGACGATCTAGCCAAACTGTGCTGACGCCCAAAAATAATGTTTTATCTGTAATAACGTTGCTGAGTACTAGTTCTAGTTCTGCTTCCGTCATTGCAGTAGCACAATCAATAACTAAGTTATTGTATCCGAATTTTTCAGCAGCGGTACGTAATCTATATCCAGCAATATTTCTACCGGAAAGGTCGTTTCTACTGCCACATAAAATTATTCCATGATACATAATAGTTTTATTTATGACAGTTTAAATCCATTCAATTGTTCTGTAATAATCTAAACTTATGCCTTTTTTAATAGTGGCTTTGATCATTTGGTGATTCTTTGTGGAGACTATACTTCCGATTGAAAGCCCACCACGTTTTTTAATTGTTTTAATTAAGTAGTTGTGACAGATTTGATAAAATCCTTTCCCGCGAAATTCTGGCGCAGTAAATCCCAACATAATCCAACCTTCTTTCCTATCGTCGATATATTCATATACCTGTCCGGTTACGACTTCGGAGTGTGAATTCTCAATCCAAATTACACCACTGCCATTTCTAAATGGCATTCCAGGTAAGGCCATACCACTTTGCAAAATTTCAAGATAACATTCAAACATTAACTCAAGTGGTGGCACAGCGACTAATGTATCGCTGTGCCATACTGTTAACTCGTCGTCATCTTTTACAATCGTGTCTATTATTTGTTTCATATATTACCTTATGTAAACTTGGCCCTCGTCCTGTGGATTCTAACCACAGCTTAAAGTGTAGTCAAACACCCGACCATAACACTGGATCTCAACGAGGATAACTTTGGCGACCAATATGGGTAACGATCCCATCGATATCCCGCGTGACAGGCGGGCGACCACACCATGCAGTCCCATTGGCCTAATTCTTTATTACCATATTGAAATATATTAAATCTCTTGCACCGTCAAACGCAACTTCGCCCAGTTGACGCTGGACCGCCTTCTTCTTGTTGGCGTTTAATACACTTCAATATGGTAACAGTCCATCCAAGCAAGGGCGTGTGACCATTGCACTTGGACAGGGTTACCATATTGAAATACACTCCGCTCGTTTCCTGGTTTATCAAATTTATACCACCAGAATGTACTTCAATATGGTGTAGGCTACCGAATCCCTTCGGCCCCTACCGGAGTTGTCTACCCTGTCCGTCTGATTATTCTCTATGAGTATGGGCATGTTCAGCAACACCCTACGATTTTTTCAGGCTCCCGACAGAGGGACTCTAAGGTAGATCGTAAGCACCCTTAACTTTATCGTGGAGTTAATTCACGCCCTGTTAATAACGGCTAGGGACGCCGGGATTCCTATAAGTGAATGCTATCTGCTATTATACTATAGCCACCATTGTCATTAGTTGTATTGTCTCGTTATGGACAACAATAACCCTATTGTCGTTTGCTTTTATCGCTGAACTCTTATACAAGGGCATTGGCCAATGCTGATCTTGCTTTCGTTTCAGGCAACAGTTTAGATCGCGCTAGCTAGACGGAGGATCCATCGCCTGTGCATTTTCCAAGTGAACACTGGAATTTTCCAAAACAATACAACTAATAACAACTAAGTGCTTTCTCCCTGCGGCGGTAACTATAGCATAGAGAAGTTGACTAACTATGCCTTCCATCCGCTTCACCGACCAAGGAGAACTCTCGTGTGCAAACGCCGGTTAGGTTAGACCGCAGCTTTCGCTGGAGCAGATTCTTCATCTCCGTTACCAGAGGTAGACCCTTGCTCGAACCACCCGTAGCCATCACAGCTACTTCATCGTCTGGGCTCAGACTAGGCACTGATTAGGTTGCCGTGGACTTTTTGCTTACGCAATATTGAAGTGTATTACACGATATGACCTCTGCAATGCTATTGCTAATTCGGGACTAGTTCGTGTAATACACTTCAATATTGCGTCTGTTTTTTAAAGAACGTTTACTGCATTTCTTACTATACAAACATTATAGCTGTAGTTGAATTAACTGTCAACTACTGTGCTAAAATACAACAATTGGAGGTGAGGGTCGGAGTCGAACCGACGGTTTTCCGGATTTGCAATCCAGTGCAATGGACCACTCTGCCACCTCACCTTATATTATACCATTTTACACATTCCCGTTATCGCCAGGAACTTATCATCCGGTATTCCGCCCACATTAATAGTAGCATGTTTAAAGTGCGCTACAGGCTCGCGTTACCCATCACACTCACTACAAAAACAAAAAACCCTGGAGTATTTCTAGTCCAGGGTCCTTAAAGTTTACGATGTTAGCTATTGCTTAACCATCACATCCTTCTCGAACCCCACTATACTCCTTGCCTGTTTCAATCATATTAAATACTGAATCATTTCCTGAGCGTAAGGCCACCACTGGACTCCAGCATAATGCTAGTGTCTGGGGCAACTGATACGATATGGAATGGCTTGTGTTTTTCATGTTAAGTTATTTTAATGCTAAGTGATTTAATTGTCAACTTCTTTTTAGGAAGTTTGTAAAGTTATTTAGTCAATGTATAAATTATACGCAAATAACCGTATAAAAGCAAGCATTTTGATAAAAATAGTTGCGTTATTACAACAAAAAGCCCCGAAGGGCTTATTATTAAAACGCATATGGGTTATAAGTTTTTGCCTTAATGCGAGTTAGCATCAACCGAATGCCGTTGTTCTCAAAAACAAATCTGGCACCGTTGTTATCCACCTTGACTAAATCTTGTGGGCTAAAGCGATTGCGTGTCCATGTGCTATCACCATCCTCGTCCTTCTCCCCATCATACTCAATCTGAACAGTATTGGCAAGTGGGTTACCTTCAAAAACTTCAGGATAAGTTGTAACATCAAGTACTTTACCTTCAACAATCAATGAAATATCATACCGGCATCCTGAATCAAATTCAGGCTTGGTGTTTAGAATTTTCATTGCGTCCTGCGGAGCTTCGTTGTAGCGATTCATTTCTTCAACAAGTGCTTTAAGCATGTCAAAGTTAAACTCAGCGAACAAGTTAGTCAATGAACAAATACGTTCAATGTGTTCCTTGTGTTTAAGATTATCTTCGCAGTATTCAACGATAAATTCTTGTGACAACCCAGTAAAGTCAATCATGTAAAAAATACGACCAGGACGATTACGCATATGTTGATCAACACGCCACTTGTCATTACAAGTTAGAATAAACAATTTCTTACCTGAGTACACTCCATCCAGTAGGGTAAGAATAGCTTCTTGCTCGTCTTTGTCATAGACCTTTTCAAACTCGTCAAACAAGATAACACAAGGTTGACTAATAGTTTGTAATAGTGTGTTAAACTTCTCGCCTGTAAACGCATCGTTAATAACAATGGTTGGTACCTCTTGCTTAGCCAGCTCAATGCTGATCTTTTTGCTTAGTAATGTCTTCCCCGACCCTTTCTCTCCTGTCAGCATTACGCCAGTAGAACTAGGACGTTCCCAGAATGTGTTGATAATACGATCTGTATTCTTAAGTGTATCACCGTAAATCTTACCTGATACCGTAAAGCTATCAATGTGTTCAAGGTACAAGTTTTCAAACATGTCAATCTTGATTACATAGTTGCCAGCTGGCAATGTAGAATGAATATCCATTGCTTCTTCTGAAGCGACTTTGTATGTATTACCTGATTTTAAAAAGTGTGCCATGATTTTCTTTAAATGGTTGTGTGTAACTATTATAAGCTATACAAGGAATAATGTCAATGATTTTGGTATAAAAATAGGGACCGAAGTCCCTATTGCTATTTTCTGTTACTAGGTATAACTACCCTACGCCAGTGATTAAACTGCGAAAGTTTCGGCTTTCACTGAACCACGAGCAGAGAAACGAATTCCTTTGCCAGCTGATACAGTTACTTCGCCTTTAGATGCGTTTGCGTCTAGGTTTTTTGCTTGATTTGCGGTCATCGCCTACCGTGTAGATCTCCTTGATACTAATCACCCCGTCGAATCTAAGTCGGGCCCATTAGGAAGAACTCTCTTGTCGTTCATAACATACACCTAGCTGTTTATGTATATTACTAATTCCACTAGCTTACAGATCACTAGGGAGAGTTCTTTCTGGTGGACCCGGGGAGGCTCTGCCCCTCCCGTCCGAAGCACCTTTCTCTTAAAGCATTAAACTACAATTCTATTTTGTGGCATACTCTTCCTTAGTCTACCACTACTAAACCCATTATTTAAGTATTCCTGCTTTTTACTTAAATCTATAAAATGTTCTTTGATACCATTATTTACCCAACATTCCTTGGCAAGGTGTCCTTTTTTACCTCTAACCCAACCTTCTGGAATAATATCACTTATTCTAATACGTTTCACTTCCTTTGTCAATATATTAGATATCCATATTCTCCCAAACTGCGAATTTTTTTCACCTTGACTATGTCCTATTTTTAAAAATGTAGTTTTTCGTTTAGCTTTTGCTTCTGGCGTAGTTGCTTTTTGTCCTATCGTTTTCATTCTATCAGGAGCCCTTGACCATTCTACTGTTTTTTGAAACTCAGGATCTTTAAATGGATTATTAGATCTACTAGCACTTTTCTTTCCACCTAATCTAGATTTTTCAAGATGTTCATCACTACCATTCCAGTGATCCCATCCTCCGAGGCCACCTTTGTGCATATTGTAAGTATCGTGTCTTTTCACAAAATCTTCTGTAACGATTTCTGCTTCTTTGACGGCCATTTCTTCCAATGAAGAGCAATAGTATAAGACTTCTTTATTAAAGTTTTCTATGCCATATTTTTGTATGGCAGACATTATCTGTTTGCCGGATCCATAATATCCGTTTATAGATGGATGTAGTGATGATTTATGTTTTCCGACATAAATCTTACCATTCGTTAAATTAGTGATTTGGTAGATATAATAATACATAATTGTATTTATGTAGGACGAGAGTTCGGCTCTGTCTTTTCAGGCAAAGCCGGAACACTTTTTACTTTACTTCATACAACAATTCTTCAATACTATTTATTAATCTTGGTGCCCCCGGAGGGATTTGAACCCCCGACCAAGCGATTATGAGTCGCCTGCTCTCACCACTGAGCTACAGGGGCAACTTAAACACTATTATAACTACATTAACTATAATTGTCAAGGAATTTTTGTATATTCCCGTACAATATAGCCAACATAGCTTCCTTACTATCAAAAAACATCATGGTAATAACTGTAGGGTTTACTGTGAAATTTATGTTGTCAATATAATATGGATACTTTAATTTGCGATCCAGTGTCAGTAAAATCTTTGACTCATAAAAATCTATTGCATCAAGTTTGACCTTGTGATTCTCCAACTCCAAATAGTTAGACAGTAAACTATAACCCTCGGTAGTTAACCGAAACCCACCCTCTTTTCTTGTATTTTCCCAAATAATCTGATACAGATCTTTAGCTGTAGTCATATCCGAAAATCCTTCAAAGTGCTTGTATAGCTCTGCTGTAAATTTTCGCTTATCTCGCATACCAATCCCTAGGGATAAACTTGCTGGCCTTCTTTCAACAATATTACTGAAAATTTATCAGTCTTGAATTGTATATTGAGTTTTTTGGCAAGATTAATAGCGTGCCCGGGATTGGAGAACGATACCTTCTTATACTTGGGTCCGGGATACTGAACCAGTATATTGGCCGTTTTAATATTGATAGGTTTGCTATCAAAATAAACAGCCCAGATTCCGGCGGATGCTAGAATCTGTTCTGATTTGTATTGCTTATTAGTAAGTTCAGCAAGAACTTGAGGTTTAGGTCTAGACATAGTCTATTATTTAGCAATAATATACTGCTATTAAAACTTACCGCCCGACAGTTTAATCTCAATAACCTCTTCTTTTTGGGGCTGCAATGCTGATTCCTTTAGAGTCCTAAGCTCTAACAGTAATTCAGTCAAATCAGCCGCCATTCCCTTGGCATCTTTCATGGGCATGACAAAATCTTTGCCTCCCCTTGCATCGTTCCCACGTACCCGTTCAATGAACTTTTGTAAGTGTATACTCAATGTTCTCTCTTTAGGAAGTTTTTCAGATTAGGTGGAGTCCAACCTTCTGGCTTGAGAATTTTTCCATCCTCCCTGCGGCGAACCTTACCCAACTGACGATCAATTTTAGAAAGATTTGACGCCATCACTTCACGCCATGCGCCTTCACCATCGGCACCCATACTATTGATAGCACCAATGGTAACTACTAAAATATCTACTAGTGCATCAAGCGTTTCTACTGGATCACCAGCAGCGATAGCTTCTGATAGTTCGGTATATTCTTCTGTAATTAAATTACAATACATCTTAAACTGCTCATCATTCATGCCTGTGATGGTTTGCTCACATGCTGTCATGAATTTGTCTTGATCGTGAAATGGATTGGTCATTTTAATTTTCCTGTGGTAATTTGTAAGTAACTCGTTGTGTGTTAGTGGCACCAGTCATTGGAGATGTCAATTCAGGTAATGTTCCGCCTAACTCTAATACTTGTTTTCTTAATTCTGTAATTTCTTGTAAGGCTGCTATGTACAATGTTTCCCATGGTGGTCCATAGTTGACAGCATTTTCTAGTACAGCAACTATGTCTTGATCTCGTATGTTCTTTACTGTATTCATTTAGGTTCTGCCTCTTGTTTAGTATGATATGGTCCCTGATAAGGGTATCGTTTGAGAACGATTAGTTTAGGATCTTGTTCAGCTGTCCAATGGCGACCTTTCTTAACGGTATACCAACCGGCAGCATACCAGCTTTTACTTTTCTTTTGTTTGTTGTACACGGGTAACTTATGCTGTACGTCCCACATGGGATTATGTACTCGACCTGCTGCTTGATAACCATGTACTATGTTTGAAGTTTTCTTTTCTGGCTTGGGTATGGTTTCAAAAGTAACATTGATATTGCGTTCAACTAATTTGATAGTTTTATATTGCGCTACTACTTGATTATTAATTTTAACCTGATATCCGCCATCACATGCTTCGATATTGCCGATCTTGTTGTTATCTTGTTGCAAGATCCAAAATTGTTTGTCTATTACAGGTTTGGCAATTAAACTCATTCTCCATCTCCGTCTTTATATAGAGATAATTCTGATTCAAACCAAAGTCCAAAATCTTCGGCATTTGCGGCTACATACATATGGGTATCTGGTGAGTGCTTTGTAAGATCATACACTACCTCTGTTATTGTAAAAGTTTCAGTAACCCATGGTACTCTTACTACATCTCCTACTTTATATTTTGATTCTCTAATATTATCTTTCATTACTTTATCCTCTTTTTACATTCTTCCATTACTGCTATTGGAAAATCTGGATGCCAGTTTCCCTGCAACATACGGCAATCATATGTTATCGTAACACGATCTTTATCTTGTTTTGCTAGTATAAAAGTTAACGATATTACAAATAACGCTATAATAAGTGTCCCTATACCAAACAAAAAATTAAGCATTTAATATTCCACTATAAGTTTTATTCATCCAACTGCCAAATGCTTCGGCATTTTCACTACATTTAACTAATTCGTATTTCCCACAAAACTGTAAGAAACGTACTCCTACTTGACCCACATCCTTGTGACTAACCTGTTCCTTGATACTGGTATCAATAGTCAGCTTAACATCTTCGGGTTGTGCAGTCAAGTCAACTAATGTTACATTACGATTGTAGTCATCCAGCACACGATGTTCTGCACCATCTGGATCAGTCCAACGTTGTAACATCATGTTGTTCCAAGCGTATCCTTTTTTGCCACGGTCCTCGAATGCTTCCGTAAGTCCAATCTTCTTCTTAGTACCATTAACTCGTACTCCCGGGTATGCTGAGAAGATGTTATCCGTTGAATCGCCGCGCATACACTTTTCGAAGAGTAGCCACTGCGGTTTAGCTGGCGGCTTAGGTTCTTTAGTTTTCTTATCGATAACAATTTTTCCTTTATCATTAAAGGTTCCTTCAAGGGTGATTAGTTCGTCGGTTATACCGTTATATTGTTTGACATTGGGTGCTACTAACTGAACGAAGTCGGTATCACTACTGATAATGACATGTTCATCTTCAGGGTGTAATGCTATCCAGCGAGCTATAATATCATCGCCTTCTGCGGTGGGACATCGTATAACACTACAATTGGTCTTCTCGCCCAAGTATTTAGTTAATGCATCATACGTTTCCCAGAACATTTTATCCTCGTCGGATTCCTGCTCTGTGAGTGCTTGTTTAGCCACTGCACGGTTAGCTTTATAGGGCTTATAAAAGTCCTTGCGCCAGCTACGCCCCTCTAGGGCAAAAACTACATGGTCAGCTTCAAAGCGGCGTGCCATTTTATTAGCAGCCATTAGTGTGACGTGTAGGGCGAATCCTACCTTTTCCCAAGTGTCGCCCGCACGGAAAGCACCATGCCTAGCACGAAAGAAAAGGTTAGCTGTGTCGATAAGAATATATTTCATATGTTAGTATAGCAGTCCAAGTATTAAAAGTCAAACTACATTTAGAATTAGTTGATACTATCCAACCTCACTCATACCACCACCAACATCTTTAGACTTAACCACACGATTATTCATGGCTTCGTACTGTTCATATGTTTCCAATACTACATTGCGGCATACATTAGTAAACCAACGATCTACAATGTCAGCATCAGTATCATTTTGATCCATCATGTAACCATGTCTAACTAGATCAGCAATAAACTTTTCGTTCCAATCTAGTTCGAACGACCCCATGCCCATGCCATTTGGATCAATATCCATGCTGACGATATTGACATATGACTCACCTCGTTCAGTGGCAATATCCTTAGCCGTCTTAACTGGTGTTGACGGTGCTTCTGGTGCTGCTTGTTCTACTGGCTTCTTTTTAAACCAATTTTTAATCATGTTGTACATATCTATTATTCCTAATGCTGCGTCTGGCGTTAATAAAAACACCTTAAGTTCCCCACTCATTTTTAAAGAGTGGAACTTGTAAACGATCACTGTAACGTAATCCGTTCGCCATGGCTAGTTCTGCTACACGACGATTGTTAAGTGCATATACACTTTCAACCCCGCCGACTGGCATCAAATAAACTGGACCTTTAAATCCTGCTGTTTGATAAATCTGTGTAACTGCCAGGGCTTCCTCGACATCTTCTTCAGTAGCCACTACAAACTTTAGGTAAGCATAGCCTGTGTCTTGATATTCCAGTACAACTTCAGGTTTAATAGCATCTTCACGTAACTCGCCTGAATTACTAAGTTTAGCACTGATCGAGAATGTAACTTCTCTATGCCAATGTTCAGCAGTCCATTCACCTAGAAAATGTTTGAACTCTGGCGTTAACGGCTGAGTGCCATTAGTTTCAAAAGTAATTTCACGCAAGTCTTTCATCTTATCATGGTTAAGCAAGTTTGGATAAGCACGTTGCCAACCTAACAATGGCTCGCCACCTGTAATGACTAGATGTTCCATTGCCCATTGTTTATACGGTAAGATCTCCATAATGCGATCTACGATGCCATCAGTTTCCATTAATGGACTTAGATTCTTAAATTCCGGCATCCAGGAGGCATATGAGTCACAGCCAGAACTCACTAATGGCAGCTCATTATATGTTTGGTAATTAGCTACTACAATATTATGTCTTTCTTGACTTTTCTCTCCGCGTGGCATACCAAAGCCATCGCAGGTAAAATTACAGCCGAATGTACGTAGGAAGATTGAGGGTACTCCCATATATCTGCCTTCACCTTGAATACTATAAAACAACTCTGCTACTTTTAATTTACTCATTTTTAAATTCCATATGTGGTAATATATCGTTATCAAATATCTGCGCCATTTGACGCCATAGTGATTCGCGCTCTGCCTGTGTGGTGCCTGATGATAACTTACTAGCAAAGTTATCTCCAGTAGGTTTTTCGAGCCCATAGTCATGTCTATAAGTATAACACATACTAGTTATGATTTGTTCTCTGGTTTTCATATTTTCTTTCCCATTCTAAGTGGTTATGCATCGCTGCACCGGAGAAGAACTTATTACCTACTTCAAATTTAATCCCATTTAAAGTAAATGATTTTAGTACACGGTCGCCGTTCCACCAGCCACGCTCACAATTGATATAACCTTCCGATTCCAGTTGGGTTCGTAGTGCTTTAAACTCAGGACTGTCATCATTTCTGACACTGGTCATAGGTTGGTAACCTTTTAAAATTCTAACTAAGTCATCAGCAGTAGGATTCTCTGGATTTTCCAAACTACTGATGACTTCACGTATAGTTACATCAAAGGGTTTTGATTCGTCAATTGTAAAATTCATGTTAGTCGTTTTTATTGCCAAACAAGTTTAACAAATTGAGGAAAATGTTAATAAAGTCCAGGTATAATGTCAACGCACCGGTTACTTCAACTACTGAACTAGAGTCAACACTGACCATTTCACGGATTTGTTGTGTATCATACGCAGTTAATCCAAGAAAGATAATGATAGCTAACGCACTAATAACCATTTGCATTACAGTACTACCAATAAAGATATTAACGATACTGGCAATAACAATGGCGATTAATCCAATAAACATAAACTTACCAAGACTATCTAGACTCTGTTTAGTAAAATAACCATAAAAACTCATAGTGCCAAATAATACAGCAGCACCCATAAATGCACTGACAATACTTCCCATGGTGAACACAGCAAAGATTGTAGCAAAGCTCAGGCCCATTAGTGCCGCAAAACCATACAGGCATAGTAGAGCAGTACTTTTGCCCGGGCTACGTGCCAATATCATAGCAATACCAAATACTGCTGCTAGTGGAGCAAAGATTACGATCCACTTTGTAATACCCGTGAAAAAGAATTTTAGTAACTCCGGGCTAGTTCCCACAAAGTAACTTACCAACATTGATACAATTACTGCTAACCCCATATATCCATAGACGCGACTCATTGCGTTATTGACTTCTTCTGCTGACCGAAAACTTAATTCTACTGTATTAGTATCTATCTGATTTGTATTAAACATAATAATCTCCTATTTTAAAAATCAATTACTCACCAGTTTCCTGGAAAGTGCTTTATAACCATTTCAATCTAAAAAACATCGCATCACACGAGTTCTTAAAATGAAATTTACCCGGGCCCATATAGACCCATTCGTTATTACGCCCCCACGTACTCAGACACCATTTATAACAGTCGCTCCACAGACACAGGTTGTGTGAGCAGGTAATGGTGATCCAATCTGTTTTCATACCCACCAATTTTCCCAGGGGAATACACACCAAACATCTTCTTCGGCTTTATTGATCTCAGTGCCCGTGTAGTCAACATCATGAAATTTACTGTCCAAATTGTCCACCAGCACAGCAAAGCGAACATTCTGTCCCCAAATCTCATTCCACGCAGGATCATCGGGCAAACAACTACCGGGCCAATCTTTCTTGATCCAATTAAGTGTAGCACCAGTATCATTGATGTCATCTACAATAAGAATTTTTTTGCGACGGCTGGGATCTGTAGTAATGGACTCTTCTGGCCTGGGGATAACAGCAGTATCCACGTACCCAAAAGCATCTTCCGACATCCAGCAATTAGTTTCGGATTGTGTGCTGCTGTCACGTAAACTGACCTTTAAACATTCCATGGGGATTTCTAAATATTGACTCAGCATGTTAGCTGGTGTAAGACCGCCGCGAGTGAGTCCTACGATGTAATCAGGTTGCCAATTATCACGACGCATATCACGGATAATTTTATGAACAAAACTGCGAATATCTTGATCTGTGTAATGAACTTTTTTCATTAGAGCTCCTATGGGATAATGTATTTAGAAATTATACATTACCCATAGATTTTTGTCAACTTAAAATTTGCCGAATACCTTCTTCAAAACTCATGGGCGAATAATCGGGCATAATTTCACGTAGTTTGGTAATGTCAGGACGCCGATTAGCAACCGATCCCGACATGCTGGGCAATTCTTCGAATACAGCATCAGGATGCCCAAGTTCGGTTGCTATAACACGAACCGCATCACCAATTGATATTTCACGATCATTACCAATGTTTACCAGTACACGATTGGCATTTTCAGCAACATAGATACTGGCACGAATAGCATCGCTCACATGACAGAACGAACGTGTTTCATGTGAACCTATAACCGAAAAGACACCATTTTTAATCTTGTCAATTTGGTCACCGAGAAAATGCCCCTGCTTTGAATTTGCACCATACACATTAAAATAACGTATCATAACATATGGTAGATCAGAATTAGCCAAAAAGTTTTCACTGGTAATTTTGGCCAGACGATAACTCCAACGTGCGTTATGTATATCCTTGATGAATACATCTGAGTTTTCTGGTACGGGACTAACTGGATCATCTGCTACCACTTCCGAACTTGAGGCGTATACCAATCGTTTAAGATTAGTACACTTCTTGGCAAAGTTGAAAATATTGATATCACTGACAAAGTTGTTTTCCAATACCTTGTTGGGCATCTTATAAAAGTTAGTAGTGCCGTTGATTGCACCATAGTGATAAATGTAGTCAAAGTCACGGGGCAATGATGCTAGTCCAATAAATCTATCATTTGCCAATAGATCCATCTTATGCCATTCGTCACATGGAGGGATAGTCGAACTACGGCTATGATTATCTACTGCCCATACTTCATGTCCAGCTGCCTTAAGTTGGTGACAAAATTCCGTCCCTAACAGTCCACTAGCACCTGTGATTAAGATTTTACTCATTGTTCACCTTTGCGTTGTCATCAATTAGGGCTTGGATCATTGAAAACTCTAGCCCTAAACTTTTAACTAAATTGTTCCAAGCACTGGTATCCTTGGGCAAACAATGACCGCCAAATCCACGCAGATTCTCATTACACATTAGGTAAGCTGGATTAATACTATCACGCTGAATGATAGCGTTATATACATTGTCATAGTCAACACCCAGCTTCTTACATACAGCATAGGCAATATTGGCAAATATAATTTGTGTAGCGTGATTAACGTTGTTAAAGTATTTTACAACTTCTGCTTCTGCTGGCCTAACACAAGCCACATTCTTAGGCAAGTTGCCATGTATTTTTCTCATCATGACATAATCTTCATCACGAGTGCTGCCGATAATTAGTAAATCATGGTTATACATAAAGTCAGCTAATGCTGTCTTGGCACGGAGAAATTCTGGTACTGAACAAATACGTAGTTTAGGATATGCTGCTGATAAACGATCACAAGTGCCGGGAACTACTGTACTTTTGATACTGACTAGTCCTGTATATTCGGCTGCGTGTAATGCTGAAATAACACTTTCCACGATACTGGTATCACAATCTCCATTTGCTGCTTGGTTAGTTGGTACACTGATAAACACACAATCTGTACCCAACACATCACCGAGTGTTGACCCATCATACGCAGGATCAAAGAAACTCATTTCATGTCCCAAGTGATTAAGCCCTTCGTATACTGCCTTGCCTACCGTTCCCTTGCCTATAATTCCAATTTTCATTTTGTTTCCTCTGGATACTTCATATCAACCAGTTCGTTACCACTGACTGATGTCATATTTAAAATTGCTTGTGCTACATCCATTGGCTCTAGACAAATATCTTTAGTTGACATATCTATCATCGGTGTACGAGTTCTTACTGGGTTAATCAAACCTAATGACACATTTGACCCCGTAAAATGCTCGCAAGCGCCTTGCCACATATTATATAGTGCTGCCTTACTAGCAGCGTACAAAATATAGGCCTTTCGACCGGCCTTGTAAGCACTGGAACCCACCATGATAATTTTAACTGGCTTGGTACTAACGTTTTCTATGTAATGTTTAATGATACTCCAGTTAGAGCCTACGTTAATGTTCATTGTTTTAAAATGAGGCTCTTTGTTGGCGTCATCAAAATGCCCAACGCAGTTGACCACCACGTCGGGCAAAATTTGTTTCAACAAGTTATCTACTTGAAATTGACTTTGTTCCCATAAAAAGTCAATTTGTTTACTACTAACAGGGTGTACTGTATACCCAGCCGCGGCAAAGACTTCACATGTGGCTTTACCTATCCCACCACTTCCTCCAAATATAACTACTGTTTTCATTCAGGAATAATAGAATCAACTCTTACTGTATCTGTTTCGTAATCTTCGCCACCACGTGGGCCTTCGGCAAAGGCTATAAAAACACATCCAAACTCACCAGCTTTCATAGCATGAATTTCTTTGGGATCACTGATAATGACGTCTCCAGTAACTGCCACGTAAGTGGATACTGGTTCGGATTTGTCTGCTGGTTGTGAGTAATAAGTTAGGTCACCTGCAATAACATAGGTATACTGTACAGTATGATTATGATAGTGATTACCACGAACGGCACCGGGATTATTACTAATGATACATCCGTGATTGATGGCCTTTTTATAAAAGATATCTACGATAGATCCACGATCGTCTTGGAATGAGCCTAGTCCGGGCTCGGTGTTAATTGCGACATTATAATATTTCATTGTGATATGAACCTTGTGTTGGGATTAATTTTTAATAATGCTTGTTTAAGTGGTTCTCCAATGTTCCAGCTTAACACCAATGCATATGGTTTTTCGTGTAGCGCAAACTCATCATCACTTTTAATTGGGATACGTGATAGTGGGGTGTACTTACCCTGTTTGAATTCACTAGCATCAGTAATACAATGCAGTAATGTTTTATCTAATTTATGCCAGGTAAGCCAGGTATTGGCCTTGGCTGCGGCACCGACTCCGATAATGACAGCATCAGGTTCATCAGCCAATATTTGATAAAAGTTACGGAGCCAGGTATTACGTTGTTGTACAAATTTAGCCTGCAACTTCTTGTAGAACTTATGATTGAATAACCCCATGGCCGTTTCTCGTTCAATAGCCGACTGCACAAGAATAGGTGTTCCATCACCAGTATCCATTTTGGCTATCACACGTAGGCTACCACCATGATAATCGACTACATCGTAGTCCGCGATAGTTAAGCCAACTTGTTGCAATAAATTCCAAACACTTTTAATGGTAAAGTAAGAAATGTGTTCGTGGTATACCATATCCACAAAGCGGCCGCTTTCTACCATACTGGCCCAGTAAGGGACTTCAAAAACAAATATACCATCTTTGTCCAATAGGTGTGTTATGCCAATAGCAAAGTTAATGGGATCGTTAGCGTGATTAAACACGTTGTTGGCCATGATCACCTTGGCAAGGCCATGTTTTTCTTTCAATTTATCAGCTAGCGATATGTCAAACAGACCTTTGACTGTTTTAACACCTGCAGCTTTGGCAATGTCACACATGGCTTTGGATGAGTCAACACCTAATGCGGTTACCCCGTCATCTTGAAATTGTTTAATTAGGTATCCATCATTACTGCCGATCTCCACCACCAAGCCCTGGGGCTTGAATCGACCTTTGATTGTTGCAGCATACTCGTCCCAATGATTCCTGGCGGTGGTGGAGTTTGAACTGGTGTAGCTATAGCTGTATAAGTTATATCTATCCTTAGCATCGCTCACGTAGCCCAGTTGCAATCCGCCTGATTCGGTATTTAGATGTACTTCTAATGGGAATACAGGTTCAGCTAATTTTAACTGATCCTCGGCGATAAAGGTATCGGCGTAGGCATGCTGCCCAAAATCCAATACCCTTGTCACCGGCGCCCCAGTAATTAGGCATTGCCACATATGGTTACTTTCTGTAATTTTACTCATTATCTCTTTACCGGTGTTTGTGTCATTTGTTTGTTGATATCATTGGCCCTAAGTTTTTCCCAGGGATCTTGTTTTCCCAGTTTAACATTGTGCCAAAAAGTAAGATCTACACCTTTTGCGGCTAAATGCGTAGAGATATGTTCAGCGTCCATTAGTCTGCCATTTCCATATGATTTATGATGAAAGTCCAGTGGATTATTAGGATTACCTTCCAGCATATCACGTTTTTGATATGTAGTGTCGTTATTATTGCCAGTTAAATCATGTCTATCATGTGTGGCATAAATTTCCACAATTTCCATAATGTCCAGCATATATGCAATTTGACTAAGTTCGGCATCGGTCATTTGGTGACGTGACACGAATCCAAATAAGTCATACCATTCCTTGGGATAGATGGGGAAGATGGAATACGGATGTTCACGATGTACGTGAATTTTAAGTAGTTTGAACTCGCCAGTATGGCTGGTTACAACTTTGTCCCAGCCTGTTGTCTCCATGAGTGCATCATCATTCCATACAAATAGCCAATCGGCGGTTGCCTGCGCCGCCAGCCCATTGTAGTAACGATTTAGACCGTTATATCCCATGGGTTCAAAAACCATTACCGTATAGTTGATTCCTTTTTCTTCCATCCAGGGTTGAATATCTGTGGAGAAATAACCTAACCCAACTTCGTCATCATTATCGAATCCCAGTAATAGTTGGACTCCATCTAGGTCAAGTACACGGTTAAAAATACTAATAATACTGAGCTTTAGTGCTGTAGTTCTACCTCTGGTGGGTAATAATACTGCTATTTTATATTCATTTGTGGACTTGGCCATTGATATCCTTTCTGTAATTGAACTATTTACTGTTTAATATATGCACTTAACAATTTTCTAATCTTCAAAGATCTTGGACCATCGTTTAAGTTTTTCTCTTTTACGTTCCCTGGCCAGAATCAGTTCAGCTCTATCAATTACACCCTGCTCAACCAATATATCCACCATGCACATTACATCGCCGATCTCCTGTGCTAGCATATCTTTGTGCAGTTCTTTGGTAGTATAATGTTCACTGTCGATTCCAAATCTCCGACATTTACTAACTTCAACTATAACCTCAGCACACTCCTCTTGCAGTATGCCCAGAGCTTCCATTACCCTACGATCGAGTTGTAGGGTTTCGTCATATTCTTTGGAACTCATATTAATAAATCCTCATGCCATTCTCTATGTCCTTCTCTGTAAGCCATATTGCTTTGTGTTTCGCGTACTTCTACACGATAGCACCAAAGTCTATCTGCTTCTGCCGTTCCCCACATGTCAGGAATATAAACGCCATTAACATACCGGTACAGCATGTCAGCTAATCCTTCACAACCTAAACGTGGCAAAATAGTCAGCTTGGCCATGTTCTTAGATTGCAGCAGTTTAAATGTCTCCAGTTCTGGATCATCTTCTGCTACTAGCAATGTATGATCAAACTGATCTTCTAGTGTGTCTTTTAGCTCTTTGAGTCCACCGTAGTCTGCTGCCCAGTTGCGTACATCCAGGTCGTTGGTGCCAAAGTAAAACTTCATACTAAAGCTGTAGCCATGTATTAAATTACAGTGGCTATCTGCTCGCCACTGTCTGTAGGC